ATACAACCCGACAACATCACAACAGTTCTCGTCCTTGCCCTCCAAATGACGATAGAGGTCTTGATAAGTGAGTGGTGCAAAATGTCTGTTAGGACAATCTGCACATTTGTATTTCTTTTTGTCGCATACGCCTCGCCTCCACTCATTGATACAGACAGGTTGGTAACCGCTCTTGCCTGTTGTTTTGCTGAACCATCTTCGCGCAAACACATCTTCTCTGCCCTTGAACAAGGAATGAAAAATGGCGACACGCTCCTCTATGGAAAGTTTGACAGATGGGAGAGTGATGGGTGAATATGCAACAACCTTCTCCTCCACATGCTTGGGCTTATATTCAATGCCGTGCGCATACAGAAGCGATTTCAACACCTCATTCTCTTGCCGAAGAGCCTCATTCTGCAGGAGAAGATGGTTGTATTTCTCTTGAATGTCTTCCATAATAAGAGTCTGTTTTGAGGGTTTATGTACGGAAACCTCACGGATTTTTTCCGAAATAAATAATTTTCCGCAAGCTCACCAGCGACTGTAATAGACTGATTGTCAGCACAAATACATATGTAGACTTAGCTTATACCTTACGGAAAAGGGCTTGTAACCTCACGGAATTTAATTATATTTCCGTGAGGTGCCATACGGAAGTAACTTCATTTCTTTCAGTCCATATTTTTTCTGCTTTCTGAAATCTTGAATAGGGTTTCAAGTGATGGTTGTGTAGTGTTGGTACACCACTTGCTTACAGTTGCAGGATCTTTGCCTAATGCTTCTGATAGCCATCGGGCAGTTCTCTTGTGCTCAACGAGAACAACCTTTATACGATTGAAATCTTTATCTTCCATAAGACTAATAATTTCTGCAAAGATACAATATCGATGGGAGATCTTTGAATAAATAGTAGTAAAAGCAGGAATATCAAACAAAGTACTTTGCGTAATATTCAATTTCGATTGATAGTCAAGTTAAACGTATGGCAAATATCTTTGCACGGATTTTTATGCAATATTGCCACTTTTTCCGCTCAAAGCATCATGTACAACTCTTGTTTTTAATACAAGAATGACAATTAAACGACCTCAAAGAAACTCCATTTACTTGGCAATATATTAAGAAACCAAATGTTAAAATTGCCAACGAGAAATCACCAAATTCTTTCCAATGTTTGTAAAACTGGAAAGTATTTGATAGCTTTGCGCAAAAATCAATAGTATGATAATTGAAAGAACTCCAGAAATAAATAAGGAAGATTTATTTGAAGCTATAATATCTCCTCCAAATATACAAATCGAAGAGATTGTGGAAAAAATCAATAATTCCTTCGATTATTGGGATACTGTAAAATACAAAAAGTGCCCTGCCGGATATACACCTACGCGACTGTGGACCTTTGTCAAAGCCTCCAGACTAAAAAGTATGGTGAAAGTATGGGAGAAATACGGCGTGAATTTGAGTTTGACAAATGTGATGCAGAGAATGTGTCATGAATTTGACATGTTTTGGGGAGGAAGTTGGGGAGCAGACTCAACTATTGATTCCAAAAATAAGGAACAATATCTTGTTAGCTCGTTAATGGAAGAAGCCATATATTCCAGTCAAATGGAAGGAGCCGCAACAACAAGAAAGGTCGCCAAAGAAATGCTTAAGAAGAAAATGACTCCGAGAGACAAATCCCAACAAATGATTCATAATAACTATCAAACAATTCAATTTATTGTTGACCATAAAGATGAACCTTTGTCCGAAGGGTTGTTATTGCAGATACATCGTCTAATGACAGAGAAAACCATGCAGAATCCTGATGACGCAGGACGTTTTAGGAATAATAATGACGTTGTGGTAGAGAATGGTATCACGCATGAAATTGTCCATACTCCGCCTTCCTATACGGAAATTCCTCAGTTTATAGATGATCTCTGTGAGTTTTTTAATGAGAAAAATAACAAACAATTTATTCATCCTATCATTCGTGGAATAACTATCCATTTCATGATATCCTATGTCCATCCTTTTTCTGATGGTAATGGACGTACTGCTAGAGCTATGTTTTATTGGTACATGTTAAGACAAGGATACTGGTTGACAGAATACCTCTCCATCTCAAGAGTTATTGCCAAATCAAAAAAAGCCTATGAAAAAGCGTTCTTATACACAGAGGCTGATGACATGGATATTGGTTACTTCGTTTCGTACAATCTAAGAGTGTTGGAACAATCTTTTAAGCAATTACAAGATTATATCAAGAGAAAACAAAACGAAAAAAAAGCAGCATATATATATTTGCGCATGGGTGATTTCAATGAACGTCAAGCACAAATTATTAAATTATATGCGGATGATCCTAAAGCTTTAATAACGATAAAAGATCTGCAGATAAAATTTGGAATTAGCCCAACCACTGCAAAAAGCGACATCATTGGCTTGCTGAAAAAAAATATTATAACAGAGATCGCATTAAACAAAGTGAAAAGGGCTTATATTAGAGGAGAAGGGTTAGACTCTTTGCTATCCCAATGATATATCTTATGGGCAATCATTGTATCAAATTCTTTCCAGTTTTGCAAATACTGGAAAGGATCTGATATTTTTGACTGCTTTGAATTATGCAAACCCATTTCACCAGTATGAAGTGCCAATTTGGCATTTCAAGATTGTATGGTTGCTGAATATCACAGAGAATCATTGCGTAAACACACCTAACTCAAACAGTTTGTTTACGCAATTACACAAAAAAAGCAGTTACGACGTTCGTAACTGCTTCATTTTCAATGTGGACCAGCTAGGACTCACGGATTGTTTTTTGTTGTGTAGGTATAACGCAATAGGCTGTTGATTATCAAGCACCTATAAAATTATACTGCGCAATATATCACAACTAAGCGCAACAAATAGCACGCAATTTCGCACGCATATCTTTGAGGTGCGTGCGATTTCTGCCACGCTTGTCGTAATCGCTACTGGGCGCAAAGATAATGCTTGTCAGGCGTTTTTCTGTCAAATAATATGTTTTGCAGCATATTTTGCAAAAATAATTTGATTTTTGCTTGCATTTTTCAAATAAAGGCTGTATCTTTGCAACGTGATTAAGAAATAAAGTAACAAACAACTAAAAACAAAACAAAAATGAAATACTTCGCAGAGTTTACAGCAAACAACGGTTCAACAACAATCTCAGAGCCATACGAATACACAAATAAGGCCACAGCCATCAAAGATATAAAAAGTATTGTGAGGGGCGAACATTTCCACCAACCCTACAATAGCTCTAAGTACATGGTCTGGGACAGCGAAGGCAAAATAATCGCCTCTGGCTATATTAATGACAATGGGTGGTGGTCAATAAACGAGGACGAAATTGGTACAAACATAAACGATAACTTGTAATGCTAACATCAGACCTTAAAGAAAAAGAAGCTCTCTACGAGGTAGTAGAGCCTCGCTATTTCGAAAAAGCCGAGCCCTTATCAGAACAAGATGACCAAGGAGCTATTTACCAGTTCCTTGAAGGGATTGGCTCAGAAGACTACAAAGAATGGCTGAAAAGTCACGAGAACGACTACTATTTTGAAGTCGTTCACGTAGGCGATACTTTCTACGTTATCGCTAACGAGGACTACACTGCCCCAGCGTGGGCAGTAGAAATCGAACCTCTTGAAAATTAAAAAAAACACAGCCCTCGACATCACGGTTAAGTCTGCAAAAATGGACAAAGTATATATATTGAAAAAAAAAATTACATTCATCCAAGGTGTTTTTACATCTAAAGAGGCCGCTTTTAATGCTATCAAAGCTGATAGCGTAAAGCAAACACTTCGCGGCTATGACGGAGAAGAAGAGTTTACACCAACTGCCGAAACGGTAGTACTCGGGTGCGACATATACGCACATTACAACGAGTGCATAAACGACCTGATAGGTCTTACCATTCCTGCAGAGGACCGTGTTTACTCAATAAATGAGTACGCTGTAAGAGGATAATAAAAAGCCCCACCTTCACGGGTGGGGCTTACCACGAGATTTAACTCTCGACTCTTTATCTACAATAGTAGAAATTAAATTGCTCGCAAAAGCGTTTCAATCCACAACCCTTGATAGGGTTGACAGCGCAAAGATAAGCATAAATTCTACAAGTTGTATGATAAGGCCAAAATTTTCACTTAAAAAATTGAATTATGGCATACTTAAACAAACAACAATACGGTTACCGCAGAGAGTCGGCAGCAGCACGCAATCTTAATAACGAAGAAATTGCGGTGCAGAATGGAATGACCTCAGACCAGGCAGAACTTATCTCCAAGCTCTGTGCTATCCGTCACGATTTCCACTGCAATATTGACAGCATTGTCAAAGGTGGCGACGATAACTCAATCTCTGATGAGATAGAGAACATAGAATACGGAATCAACGAAAGTGGACTGCCTGAATTAGATATTGTAAGCATGTTGCTCGATATTGATGACCTCGATGGTCTTGTATACGAATATGGCGAAGACGTACCCGAAGACCACGACAGCGAAGAATTTCATTATTGGTATGACGATAATTATGCTCGCATCTACAGCGAGCTTGAAGAAGTGAATAAAAGCATCGAAAAATACTTAGCTAACATAGACAACCAGTACGGAACACGCTGGTGCCCTACTGGACAATTAAGAATAATGTAATATGGATAACCACCAAATGTTCTATTTCGGCACAAACGGGAGTCGTGAATGTGTCCCCCTTATTGTTTATCATGATTGGGACGTATCGCCACTCTACCTTGAACACGAAGTATGTGAAAAATTAGAACGCACCTTGTCCTATATGTCCTTGGAGAATGTTACTTTTGGAAGAGGCTATTTCCTTGGAAGAATGTGGACAGTATATCTTAAACCATGGTCGGTAGATGATTACAGATGTGGCTGTTTTACATCCCTGTTCTGTGATGGGACGCACACCATTGAAGAAATGGAGTCGATTATAAAAAGGACTCCATTTTTGCAGCGTCAGTTTAGTAAGCCTATTGAACCAAATAGTGAACCAAATAGATTTAGGGTGGTGAACAAGGTTTGGGGCTAACTGTACAGCTGCCCGATGATGATGAAGATAAAGTAGTAAAATATATGGACGACAAAAAAACATGGGGCGGCAAACGCCCCAACGCAGGCCGCAAAAAAGTAGGTAATGCAGTATTATACTGCCGAATGCCACAAGAGGCAGTAGACGAAATCAAGACCTCTGCTCAGAAAGAAAACTTAGCGGTAGGTGACTACCTAATCAAGCAACTCGGACTCTAACGAAAAAAGCGTGACAGAACGTCACGCTTTTTTTGTTTATTCAAAACTCTCCATATACCGCCATATCTTGTTGCAGGGCGCATCTTCGTCCTCGAAGAAAAACGCATGACCCGTCTCTATAATCAAGTCTGGCGTCAACGTCTTGCACAAGTCGGCATAAGCAGCATTAAACGCAACATACTTGTCGTAATCCGTCACACAAGGCTTGAACTGCAACCCTTTCGTCGCTTCAAGCACCTGCTCCATGCTCCAGTGCGGCCCGTGATGCTCTGTGCCGTCCTTGGTCGTGTAGTATATGCGACTTACCGCCTTCTCTGCACTCTCTTTGTCGAAGTGCTTACACTTGCCACCACCCTTGCAAAATACCATATATAATCGTCCCATACTCATTATTTCTTAAACTCGTTAATAAAATCGCGAAGGACAGCACCGAGGCTCTTCACCTCGTTCTCAATGCCCTCAATCCGCTTGTCTTGCGCACGCTTCTCCGCAAAGGCTGGATTAAGCTCCTCCAACAACTGGTTACAATTTGTCACCGCTTGCTTGTGTCGCTCCACTTGCGACAGTGCTTCTTCGCTTGCAGCCTTAAGTGCTTCGACCTCTCTTAGTATTCCTTCCTTGTCGGTTGACAGCACAAGATGCCCTGCATACGTTATTGTTGCAGTTTCGGGGATTGTGTAGGTCTTGGTCGCACCATCTGCCTCAATGGTTATGTCTACCACAAGGCCCGTAGGCTGCGCGCCGAAAGCCTTGGCTTGGTTATTGTCGTAGCGCGGAACTGCAACACTCACGGCCTTGCCTTGATAATATCTTGCGCCCTCCTTGTCAAGAAAGTAAATCGGGTAGCCTATTTTTACGTCTTTGAATAGCATGATTTCAATCGTTAGTAGCACGTGGGGCAATCACCTCCCCACGTGCTTGTTATTACTTTTCTTTCGACCTCTTCCGAGACCTCGCGAAAAAGCTATTGTTGTCAACCTTTTCGTTGGCGTCAATAGAATGGTTATCAGTGGTTATTTCCGTTTTGGAAACAGCCCCTCCTCATGTCGTTGCAGTTGTAGTCTTGCCCAAAGCTGCAATCAGTGCGGCAGTCTGGTTCTGCTGAGAGAGTTCCAATCTCGCGTCTTGATACTTGCGGTCAATGTCAGCATACCAATGATTGTTCAGCGCATCAATTATGCGCTGCGTGTTGTCCTGTCCAGCACGAATTACATCGCACTTGTCTTGCGACATCTGATAGCCAACAGAGCTGAATCCGCGCTCCACCGATGAGTTGACAAAGTTGAGGCTCTGCTGCAAGGAGTTAGTTTGTCCTTGTATTGCGAGCTGGTTCTCATAGCCCATCTTGGTGATGCTATTCTGCGTGTTGCAGCAACAATTCTGAATTGCCTGGATAACTGCCGCATCACCTCTCTCCGCTGCGTTGATTACGCGCTCTGCCGAGAAGCCTACCTTGCCGCTTACGTTGTCAATAGCGGAGCGAACAGCGCACACGCCTTGCTGCAACTGATTGAAGTCACAATTAAGGTTCGCGCCCAGTGTGGTCAAGGCATCGTTATTACCTCTTATCGCCTGCATCAGCAAGTCGGAGTTGTGGTTGTCGGCCATCTGCGAGCGCAATGACTGGATTTGGCCCTGTATCTCGGCATCTTGCAGACCATTGCGGTTGCCGAACCCGAAGCCATTGCCACCGAACATGGCGAGGAAAATAAGGTACAAAAACGGATTGTTCAGCCACTGGTTTGCACCTCCAAGGCCACCATTCATCATAGCTGCCAGGGCCATGGGGTCATTGCCCTTGTTGTTAGCCATTGCCGCGTAAGCAAGCGCATCATTACCTCTGTCGCAACAGATTACTTTCTCTACATTGTCCATAATTATTTGAATGTATTAAGTCGGTCGGGGAATATCCCCCGATAGCGCAAAGATGGTGACAAGTTGCTTGTGAGTTGCTTGTGAGTTTTGTTAGTTGTTTGTGAGTTGCTTGTGAATTGTTTGTCCTATCCACCAATAAAGCAAAAGGCCACCCGAATGGGGTGGCCTTTGTTCATTCATAATCATTTTACATCTTCTGGTCCTTTATATCCTCTCTTGATATTCTCTTCGAGTAATGTTTGGTAAAGGTCAAACGTACTACCATCGCGTTTAAGCCAATCATGCAAAATTTGGATAAATTCCTGCATTGCAGGTAAAAATGCTTGCCTACTGTCAGCACCACGTATGCCGTCACGCCCTTTCCTGTGTCCTGTAAGAAATGTATTTTTCTCTTCGCGTAACATAGCATTTCCTTCCTTGTATTCATCACCTTTTGGCAACTTCTCGCGGAGTGTTTTCTCTATGACTTTATAATATAATTCATATTTCTCATCTGGATTGTCAGTCGGCAACTCAATCAGTTTCTGTAATTCATCTTTAAGGACAACATTATCGTTATCCTTATCAATGAACAAACCGTCAGTCTTTGCCTTGTCGGCATTAAACAACAGCTCCTCAACTTCTCTTGATTTTTTTTCTTCTGATAGAACTTTGGTCTTATTTGTCATATATTCAATTTTTGTTTATACGTTTCAGCCACTTCTCTTATCGTTTCAACCTCGAACGGATTTGTATTTACTCTTTCCGTAGCTTTTTCCGACCTCGGTATTAGAGCACTGTATTCTGCCCAGTTGTTTGTATCATAAGCAATAAGCGCATAAATTAGCGAGGAATGGACGCCCCATTTCTGAGCATACTTTTTTATCATCAGAGGTGCGTGAACATAAGGCTTTATAAATTGCAATTTTGTTGGCGACAGAATAAAGTCGCGAGCAAATTTATCTGCCGCATTTTCATCTGTCAGAAATAAATCACCTTCGTCAGAACTCAAATGCACTTTGTTGAGCACAATGTCATCAAAATCAAACAAAACATGGTATAGCTCATGGAATAGAGAGAACCATAAGGTCGGATAGCGTTTGTTCAAGTCTGATATAACAATACATGGCTTTCCATTATACTCCATTGTTGCGCCACGTACTTGCATTTTGGGTAATGATGGTTGGTAAATCATCGTCACACCAACAGAATAAAGGGCACGAGCCACGTGATACAGCCCTGTTTCTACGTCTTGCGAACAAGGACGAATCTTCGGCATTATATCCATAAGCCTATCCCTATCGTACATATTAGGGTTGTCAATATTCTTAAATTGAGCGTAAGCAGAAATCGTCCAGAAGTCACGCATCTTTTGGTCGTAACTCCTTCTTGTCATACTGTATGCTTTCGTCAGAACTGAAACGATATCTGCATATTCCTTGATTTGCTTGAAGCCAAAGAAATCGTTTATCCTTTGCACATAATTATTATCAGTAAAGAACCCTATCTTATTAAGTGTGTCTATGCTGAAATATTCGCAAAGGACTGCCGTATCACGTACATGGCAAATTTCACTAACATCTTTTGACTGAAGCGTATCAGCATTTGCGTTAAGGAAATCGTTCATCGAAACGCCGATAAATATAGCAACCTTCAATGTATTCAGAACGCTTGCACCAGTATAATTGCCCTTTATTATTTTATCAAGGGTCGCAACGTCCATGTCAAGCATCTTCGCTATTTTGGTTTTGCTTAGCCCAACCCTTTCTTGCTTACGAAGGAACAACTCCTCTATTGACAGGCAGGATATGTCATCTGTTGCTTCAACAGGTGGCACAAACACCCCCTTCATATACTCTTTGTATAAATCGCTCATAGCCTATTATTTTCTGCAAAAATACAAATATCCATGCGATATAGCAATATTTTCACCGATTATTTTCCGCTATTGGCAAGGAAACGGATTTCCTCACCTCCTCCCTCATCACCCGTGCAGCCAGCCCCTTTAGCCTGTACCTCGCACTATTCTTAAGCGAATTAACCCTCTGTTGACTCATGCCGCTAAGGAATGCAATATCACCCTCGCTCATACCAAGTTCCATCAGCACGTCCACAAGCACCACGCGCGCAACCACACACCGCTCCGAGCGGCAGTTTGCAAGCGCATCAAAGTCAAGGCCGCTGGCTTGCATCACGGCTTCAACTGCACAATCAAAAACCTGTTGTAATTGTTCCATTGTTCATAAGTAATTTCGTTGTTAAAAAATAAGCACAAAGGCAAGCACGGAACACATCACCATGCGCCCATGCTTGCCAAACAAACAACCCAACAAAATCACTTATACTTACTATATATACTGTAATACAGCAACACGCATATTACTAAGATAAACAGACCGCCAACGGCCCGAAGCCTCCACCTTGCAGGAGGCTTCTCAACCTTTGTCACCGCATCACGCACCGTAGCCTTGTGGCTTGTGCTATTTGTGCGGTGTGCGCGGCATGACACATGACTGCTCGCACTAAGAGCGTCCTTGTTGTGATACACGCTGCGGTCGCGATACACATACTTCGTCAGCACCTTGCCAGCTGTGTCCACCACAACATAGGTAGTCATGCGGTCGGCCACACTGTCCACACTTTCCATCTTGGAAACTGTTAAAATCGTATCGCGCACCATCACACTGTCGGTCTTATACACTATCAGCGTGTCGTGCGTGCGCTCCATGCTCTGCACCACCTTGCGCGCGCAACTGCTGTGCAAGACAACTGCACAGAAAATGACAAGAAGAAAACTACAAATTCTATTCATTTTTTACAGAATATATTTTGTTATTTGGAACATAATCGTTACCTTTGCATTGTTCTAATAATAAATCAGCGATGGTAAAATTTTCAGAGTTGTATAGGTTGTTAGAATCCAATGGTTGGAAAATCAAAAAAGGTTCGCGACATTTCAAATATGTTCATTCCGATTTTGACTTTTTCATACCCGTTGGCCGTCATAAATCAGCAGAAGTGCCTACTGGCACACTAAATTCTATTTTGAGGGCGGCTGGGTTGAAACAACCTAAGAAGTAAAAGAACCATGGTTCTCCGCTCCATATTAAGTGGAGCGGTTCTTTCTATTTGAATAACCCCAAAATGCCAAGTAATATGAAACTTAATGCTGTTATTGAACGCGGACAAGATGGCGGATTTGCCATCTGTGTTCGGGAAATGCCCTGGCTGCTTGGCTATGGCGAAACCGAATCAGAAGCAAGGGAAGATTTTAACGATGTTTTCAAAGAGCAAGTTGATTACTTCTTTGAGAAACACGGGAAATATCCAGATTGGAAAAATGCAGAAATATCGTTTACATACGATTTGACAGCATTCTTTCTTGCATTTCCCTTTATCAACGCCTCTGAATTTGCTCGTTTTGTTGGGCTTAACCCCTCTTTAATGCGCAAATACAAGCAAGGACTTGCATCAGCATCAGACAAGCAGTTGTATATTATCCAGCAAGGATTAAACAAGTTTGTTGACCATCTGAAATCTGTACAATTCTGATAGGCTGCAAACATTAAGCCACCATAAGCAAAGATTTATTAGAACACCCTACTGCCGCACGAGTTTGCCGTGTGGCAGTTTTGTTTTATACGAACTTGCCATAGGCAAAGTGATTCACCCTATTTAGCCAGCCATTAAGGTTCACCTTTTGGCTCGGATTCTTGGCAACAATAGCCTTATAAAAAGCTATCCTGTCCTGCTTCAACGCTCCGAACAGCGGAAGCGGACTACGCGTATTTACCGCCTGCAAGGTCTGCTTGCCCATGATGCCGTCGGCAGTAGTCTTAACTATCCGCTGCAAGTGCGTTACGGCCGTCTTGACTCCGCTGTTATAGGCCCAGTCCACAAGTATAAAGGCCACACTCTTGTCCTGTATGTAGTCAGCCTTGCACTTGTCCCAGTAGAATTTCTTAAAAATGTACTCCCACTCCGCATCAGTAATGCGCTTCAAGTCCTCTATCGTCTTGTTCTGCCCAAACACACTGCGGTAGGTGGTCAATGTCACACCCTTATTAGTCGGCCCTCCCTTGTCAGCCTTTCTGTTGCAATAGCCGCCCTCGCGCTCCAGCACAAATGCAGCCAATTCTTTCCAATTTTCTAAACATTGGAATGTTTTATTCTTATCTTTTGCTGGATATTCTGTCATATTAAACTCCTTTCTGTAATAGTGCGTTGCGAAATGCACCTTTTTTATTCCGTTTTATTCTCTCGTTTTTCGCCATATACCTTAGTAATACCAGCTGTAACAAACAAACTTGCCACGCTGCCTACGAAAGCACTAAGCCCCATAAGGTCGGTGTGTATTGTGTTACTGTTCATGACTTCCCATATCAGCACAAATGCCACACAAAGCAACAATACACACCCTATCATGGTAACAGCCACAAGGAAGAATGCCTTGCTGCTGTGACCACTATTCACACGTATCAGTTCCGTGATATATCTCGTTAATCTCATAGACCTATTGTTCAGGGTGATTACTACTTGCACACAAAAGTTGTGGAGGCTGACGGTTTGGGCAACCAAACACCGTACACTTTTGGCTCTCCGCATACTGCTGCTTCACAACCAGTTCTGCCATTTCCTTTTTTAGTCGTGCAAGTTCATCGCGTTGCTCATTCAACTGCACATATAGCGCATCAATCTTTCCATTCAGTTCTTCTTCGTGCTTCACCTTCTCATCATACAATTTCTGCCATTGTGCGGCATATTGTGTGATATTGTCTGCCTCGGCCTTACCTGCTTTTGCAGAAGCTTCTCTTTTCTTCGCATCGTAAAAAAGAAATATGCCAAGCACTGGTATAGCTACGCCTGTAACGATAGAACTGATAGTTTGTATTATGTCAGTCAAAATTCGCCCTCCTTTCTCCTTACATAGGCTTCTATCTCTCTTGCCAGCTCAACTATCTCATCTGGCTTTAGGTCGCCGCGAGATGCCGCTATCTTTACACACTCAATCCTAATTTCTTGCAGTCTGTTCATTATAATCCGAGTTTTGCTTTTATCTTGTTCAATAGTTCTTTGTCCGCTGCCGTCATTACACCAGCTTTTGCAGTTGTGGCAGCCGAAATGCTTAATTCTCGCGTGCCGCCAGTCGTGAAAATCGGGGTGATTATCTTTACCTCGGTGGCGGTGGAGTTCTGCTCGCGCAGGGCAAAAGCGTCAAGGCGTGAATATATGTCGTAGCGCAACAGCCCATTGCCGCCAGTCCAGGCATTCGGCAGCATAACCTGGCTGTAATTCTCCTCTGCCGTGTCATTGTTCGCACCCCAATGCTTAAATCGCAAAAACTGATTGCGGTCGTTGTGCGGATAAATCCAAAATTTAGAGGTTATGAGTGTTTTGGTGTCTTGGTCCGAACCAGCGGAGTAAATGTAACTTGTCTTTGTGCCTGACGCGCCAGTCTGTGCAGTTGGAGGATTGAGTGGCATACTCCATTTGCCCCACTTGCCATTTTGTAAATAGCGCACTGCGGTGGTGTAGTTTCCTGTGCCGTTGATTGATGCAAGAGTTGTGTTGTCAGTGTTCAATGTTATTGAACCCGTTATCGTCTGCATGACCACCTTCTTGTCAACATTGAGCACCGACATAGTCACCGTGAGTGGAATGCCAAAGCACTTGATATAATGCGTACCTTGCTCCGTACTCGCTCCCATGCCGTTTAGCTTGGTATTGAGCGCATCAAGCGTGGTAAGATTGTCTGTCACGGGGTGCAGATAGCTGCCAAGCCCACTTAGCAAGGTCTTGTCAGTGGCTGTCATCACACCTGCCTTGGCCGAGGTGGCCTTAGTGAGTACAAGTTGCTTGTTGCCACTATCAGCAAAGTTTGTGTAGTTAACAATCACATTGTCTGTAGTGCTCAGCCCTTCTGCAAGAGTGTTGTTTAGGAGGCGAGCAAACACATACTTATCCATCAGCCCGTCTTGGTTCTTGCCCACCAAATAGCATAACAATACTTGGCTGTAGTCGGTTTGTTCGGTGTCGTTGGCTGCGCCCCAGTTCTTGAATCGGAGGAACAAGTTACGGTCAGTGTGTGTGTAGGTCCAAATCTTGCTACTCAACACAGTGAGAGGGTTATCACTATCACCTTTCGAGTACACGTAATTTGCCGTAGTCCCCGATGCACCGCTCTGCACTGTTGGGGGCGTCATCGGAGTATTCCAACTGCCCCACTTGCCGCCTTGATAGTAACGAACCGCAATAGCCAAGTTGCCAACTGTGTTTATTGACGCAATGCTCGTCTTTGCCGAGTTAAACGTAATACTGCCTTGTATCGTCTGCATTAACACGCTGTCACCCACATTCAGATTGGCGAACGTCACGAACAGCGGAATGCCAAAACACTTCATGCGGTGCAAACCTTGTGCAGTTTCCGCGCCAAATGCGTCAAGCTCTTTGTTCAGCGCATCAATAGTCGTTACATTATCATGCGCAATGAGCCATTCTGCGGTATTGGCCAATGTTTTGCGCTCTGAGGCGTTGACAAGTCCGCTCTTTATCGTTGAGTAGGGTATGTATTTGTTCTCCCCGTTGTCGTTTATCACGACCATCTCGCTGCCCGTCAGACTCGTGTCCTGCGGTAGCGATTTTAGTACGTCTTTGAGTTTTACTGTTGCCATAATATTTAAGTGTTATCCTATGTCACCGCCTGGGTTAGAGGGTTTTGTAGGTGTTACTAAGTTATTTTCCCACCCAAATCGGTTTAGGTATTTTTTGTCAAATATTGGGTCGTACCGTTTAATATCAATAGTTCCATTTGATACTTCTTGGCTTATACTGCCTTTTTCTGCGACCCAGTAAAAACTTCCATCACTTTCTATTGCACCAGTCAGAACCGCGGTTGTTCCATTAAGGATGTTGTAAGAACTCTGCGAAATACCATTGCCGCCTTTTACCTTAATTTTAGAACCATACGTTTTTACTGCTATATACCCTGCTCCTGTCTTGTTGATAATGTAGAACTTATAGTCAATAAAAGCCAAGCTTTCCGCATAATCGCTTGCTTCTTTGCCATACGGAGGCAGATAAATAATCGGATTGGTTTCTGGAAGATACGAGATTAAGAGTATCGGATTGATACTAAAAAAACTCGGTTTCCATTTGGTATCACCATCGTCTTTGTAAAAAACACCCTCCCATTCCTCTTGCTTTGTTATCTGTGTTAACCCCTTTAGGTATGAGCCTTCAAGCAATCCGTTAACTTTGCCACTCTCGCAGATGATATTCCCATGGAACGAATACCTCTCGTTCTTCGGGTCAATTATCACACGACAGTCATCCTTGTAGATACCATACAACCCAACCACATTTCTGTCCTTACCGCCAAGGTCAAAGCCCTCACCACTCATCGCGATACCTGTAAACTTTCCGTCCGCGTCTTTCGTACCAAATGCGGCATTCTTCGCGGCCACATAATCCGCACCAAGTTCGGTAGTCTGTCCGTCCCACTGACGCACCCATGATGGCATATTTATCTTGTCTGCCGCAATGCCTGCAATATCGTTGTCGCTCCTTGTCCATGCGCTCGCTGCTTTGCCTAATTCGAGCTTTGGCTCTGATAGAAATAAAGCGGGCACAATAAAATTGCTTTGAGGTATTTGTTTCGTAATAGCGCGGAACAAACAAAGGCAGGTATCTGGCAAATTGGCTGCCGTCTTGAATGTCACGGTGTGGTATGTCCACTCATGTATTGGCGGAAATTTAACAGCACCATCTTTTGGCGTGTCTTGTTCCTTTCCGTCAACAATCATCTTTTCAGTGGTGTCAACCATTGTAAGGCCGTTTGTGTCATATGTCCACATATAGGTATATAGTGGTTGCGCAATGCTTTTACTTTTTAGATAAAAAGAAAGCGTGTACCAAGTTGATGGCGCGATTTTGCTCTTGACATTTTGCTGAAAAAAATCAACATACGAGTCAGGAGTCGGCAAATCTCCATTTATTTTGAATGCAGTTTCTATCTGCACCGCGCCATGTCCGTTCAAACCGTCAGACCTCGTACCTTTCAGTTCAAAAGTTTTGTCTGTGGTCGGCACATTGTCAAACGTTTCTTGCTTGAACTCTGTATAGTCAAGCAAGTTTGGGCGCATATCCTGCCCGTCCGTGCCATCTTTACCAGGCGCACCATCTTTGGCCATATAGCTCACGCTGTAAGAATACGTGCCATCGGGCCATTTCGTGCGCGTCCACAGGTATTTGCCCACTTCCGATGGCGGCACACTGTTTAACCATGTCCCCGTTGGCGCATTAACTCCGCTGCTGCCTATCTGATAGGCCACATTGCTCTTACTGTTCGCGCCCCACTTTATAACCACATCACTGCCAATCGTCACAACACCAGTTGCAGGGTTGTACGTTATAGCTCCTCGCCCAAGGTCAAAATAGCCATCATGGTCAAAGATATAGTTGTCTTTTCCAGTCTCATCATCAAAAGACACTATCGTACCTTTTCGCATATAGAGTCCAAAGGCTTCACTATTAGGTATGCGGCCCAAACTGCAAACTATCTTGTCAGAAAACGACTTGGAGTTTACACCATTGAGCAAGTCAATGGTTGGCACACCGTTCTCGGTGGCATGGAGGTATATCGCATTCTGTCGGCTCGTGACGGTCGTATTTCCATACTGCACAATCTCGTCACCAGCCGCAGGCAAGTTCATCGGCACATCATTGTTTAATACCTTCTCCGTATCGTCATTCTGAAAGATTTCGCCCACAAACTCGCTTGCCATGACGGTGAACCAACCCTCCTTCATGTTTGCGCTCTCAATCTTCACCCAGTAGCCCTTTATGCCCTTGGTCACGCCATCAGAACCTACCTCCACACGCTGGCAGCGTATAAGGTCATTCTTTACAAAGCCGCCATACCCGTGAGTGGCTTCGCCTTCAAGCTTAATAAGGTAGTATTGGTTTCCGTGTTCATCGGTGCGCAGACTCACTTCCTTTACCTTGCCGCACGCCTGGCTAATGCCGAGTGAGCCGCATATCGCACGCACTTGGTCTATTATCAGCTCATGGGCTATAAAGGCTTTGCGCACCTTTACATTGTCTATTTCAAGCGTATATTCGGGGCTTTCTTCCGAACCGCTGTTGAATATCTTCCACCCATGGCCCATGAAGTCAGAAGCAAAGTATTCTTGCATCTCGCACACAACCTTGCCGAAAGCGTTAAGCACCTTGTTTCCTGTGCTTCTTGCGCTCCCCACAAACCCGTTAAACCATGTGCTAAGTAATCTTGCCATATCTCTTATTCAAAATATTCTATTATACCATCTGCGGCAGTGTCATTTCCGCTGTAACCGCTTGCGAACATTGCTCCAGCTTCAAACGTTATAAGCCCTTGCGCGTTGTCATCATCGCGGCTGTGAAGAAAGGTGTTCTTCATACGGAGAGCAGAATACACGTTATCATCTGTTTCTTTCGTTGTGTCGTTTGTCTTGATGATATAGACAGATGCTCCGCCCGATGTGCCTTCGCTTACGAGTGTGCTGCCGCCAATATTAAGGCTCACTTCGTTATTTATCTGTTTCTCCAAGTCCTTGAACTTGGAATAGGTGGCCTTTTCTCCGATGATGTATGTAGGGCTATCATAAGGTATGTCCATCTTCTTTTCGTAGCCCATAACGCGGCTTTCGCGCTTTCCGCTGCGGAATAGTGCAGCGTTATACATTGTTACTCGTCTGCCGAGGTCGAAGTCCCATGCGTTTTTTGCGTCAAGGTCGCTGCCGCTATAATCTTGCACTATCTCATTGCCGTAATCGTCAACGAGTGTGTTGCCGCTGTCATCGGTAATGTTTGTTTTTTCCCTCACACCATACGCTATATCCGAAAACAAGGTACATTCGTAGGTATTCGGGTCAATCATCATTTTCTTGATTTGCTTCTGCGTTTCCGTTGCAAGTTCTTCTTGAGCTTTGCCTATAAGTCCAAGGTTTTCAATTCGCGAGCTGTCCCAGCCAGTTAGGATAAATTCGTTTCCCTCCTTTGGGTGCATTGACTTGTTCGGGAGGTATAGACCGCCATCGAACTGCTTCCTCAGAATGCGAAAGAATTGATGGTCAATGGTTGGCGTTGTGGGCGTTTCGGAGCTGTTGAACTGCACATCAAAGGTCAGTCCTGAGAGTGGGCCAGACTGGAAGATGACTTGCATATTCTCACCATTTGGCAGTTGCCATGCTCTATCAAAGACAAACGAGTTCGTCTTGATGTAATATTCGGTGTATTTCTCGCCTGTGGGCTGCTTGTTCTCGTCCACCACATTTTGCAGTTTGTCGCGCACCTCCGTTATCTCTGACTTGGTGCGAGGATAGATGTCATCGAATACAAGCACTTTTTCAACAATCTCTCCGTCTTTGGCCTCTTGCGTGTCTATATATCCAGGCGATGGCAGCGTTAGTCGCGTATCTGCGAGAGCCTTGATTGCCTCTGCGTCTTGCTTGTTTGCTGGGAAGAAGTGTGTCGGAAGCTTCGCAACAACAAGGTTGTCAAGCTTGAATTTTTCTCCACCTTTAAGCGTGATTGCGCTCTTTGCAATCTTGAACATACTCGTATGTACGTCAAGCGATGGTTCGATGTATTGTGTAGTGTTATACCATATAGCCTTTGCTTCCTTTTTCGTTTTAGTGAATGTTATTTTGCATTCCGCTTGCGTGTAGGCTTCTCGGTTGTCTGTGAAGCCTATTTCTGCGTTGGCATCTCCTATCGAAAACTCGCCCGATACATTTTCTTTTATATTTGTCATTACAAGCACATATTGCACGCAAACTTCTGTATCCTCATCTAATTTCAACTTTGGGAAATTGAAGTGATGTATGTGTTGCAACTTGTTCGCTCCTGTCCCCATTCCGCTAATATTCAGAGCATACCTATATGAAGCGAGCACATTATATATAGTCATTTGACCTATATTCATACTAACGCCTTTTACCTTTGCCGCATCTGTTATAATTGCGTAGATACCAGATGTTCTAAAGTATACTTCATCATCTTTGACATTTGGTGCTGTCCATTTAAGATTTAGTGGCAACATACTTGCATCAGACTTCTTGTAGAGAAACTGCTCCGCATATTCGCCCTTTTTCAGTTTTACGCTATTAGCGAGCCTTACCGTGAAGTAGAAACCAACTAAATTTTTTCCCCCGAATGTTGGATTTTTTATTGTAGCCTTGCCGAAATTCTTGAACGCATTCTTGTCTACTGTCTCCACGGAATCAAAATACTCGGAGTAGAAAGGATATTCAGAACTGAAATACCAGCTGTCTGTTGTACCTTTCAACCCCGTAACGGTAAGCTCCACATCACCTTTATCCCAGTTCGCAGGCAGATTGTTTGACGAGCCAAAAGCATACACACGCGTTGCGTAGTCTGTTTCGCTCTTAGACCCGTCCATGCTTTCAACGTTCTTGCCAAGGATAAAGTCCACGTTCGTTTCCTCTGCGTCCTGGCACTTGCCGAAGTGTATCTCTTTGCCTATTACCCACCATTCAGTGTCCCAAGCCTCTGCTATCTGTGCCAGCGCATCAATGTAGTTGACTGACGAGTAAGATTGCGTTTTGACCTTATTCAAGACATCGTCATCAACCTTATTCACGTCAAACTCGTATTTGTCCGTACCATTATAGCGCATGCCCTCCACATCGTTAAGGCAGCGCACAAGGGTGTTGACTTGTTCTTTGAGGTTGGCCGTGAGGTTGAATGACGCCTCCAGCGTGTTGTTGTACTCCGATTTGTACTTGTACATTCTGTTCTTCCACGCGAAGTAGTATGCTTCGAGTTTCAGCTCATACTTATAACCGCCCGTGTTGCTGTCGTATGTCGGTGATTGTATCTCAGTGACTTGATACACCTTGTCATTCCACGTACAATATGAGCCAATAGGAAAGAATACGGGTTCTGCGAGGTTGAAATGCAGTTCCACGTAATCTTCCTTCATTAGCTCTTTGCGTTCTTTGCAACCAACAAAGATGTTGGGCATCTCGTACAATAACTTGCCTTTGGGGCTGTATATTGGTAATGTCATTCAGAGTGCAGTTTTATCGGTCTGTCGGGTTCGGTTCAAGGAACTTGATTTTAAGGGAACACAAATTACCTTTCATGTTCACGTGATAGGAAGAATAGCTGACAGGCACCAATTTGTAAGTATAATTATTCACAATAGGTATCGAAATTGTACAACCGTCACGGATATCATTTAGAAGTTCATTCTTGCGTTCATTCGTTTCAGCCCTTGTGCTTGCTATTATAACGAATGGCAATGTAACCTCACGTTCCTTTATTTTCCTATCCTTGATTATGCACCGCTTGCCATTTTCCAACCTTGACTCATTAGACACATAATCCTTATAGTCGGCAGGCGCATCTATCGCGTCAACAAACCCATTACCCATTTTAACGCGATAACTTTCAAATGCGTCTTTATTGTTTATAAGCAGTTCGGTCATATTGGCAAATTTCGTATTTATATGCTTATATGATATTGTATTTCAATTTTAATTTATTACTTATGCAGTTGTTACAGGAAAGCGACACCGAGGCAAAGTGCCGCTTCCCTGTTATCATAGGTTTTCTATTTTCTTGCGTATTCTACTGACTTCATTCATGACCCCCGATATAGCCTTGCTTGACACTCCAGTATTCTTTCGTATTTCAACCAACTCCAAATATGAGTTTTCTTGAATATCACGCACAGTGCCAATAGAATACTCAATATTTTTCACACTGGATTGTATTACGTTTTGAATATCACGTATCTGATACAATGCTTCTGTCTGTGCCAATGCGCGGCCGCTAAGTTCCTCTATACTGCTCTCTGACGCGGCAGCAAAGCCTTTTGTCTGCGACCCGTCACTCGCTTCACCACCAAGCCCGACATTGTTCAGTGTGTCGTTTCTCCTATTAGTAACGTCGTTTGCATACTCTTGCAGCTCTTGCTGGAACTCGCGTTCATGCTCCTCGGTAATTTTACCGCCATCGGCCTCTACTTGCTTCTGATAACGTTCAGTATAATCCTTTGTCCACGCTTCGACTTCTTTTCCAAGCGTGTTGTCTATTAGAGCTTTGCGCATCTTGTCCTTTACAGAATTAACGAAATCGTCTGCACCGCTGTTCATATCTTCGAGAACTGACATAAAGTTTGAGTACATATCATCGAACTTGATACCTGTCATCTTCTCCTTCATGTCCTCTTGGAAGTCTTGCGTAGCCTTCTTGCATTCAATCAGCTTGTCCAAGTAGTCTTGCATTTCCACGGGGAGCTTCGCCCAGTATTCGCCATTGTCTGCGCCTTTGACTGCTACAAGTTGGTCGTAGCTGAGGTTCGTTAGGTCAGACACGCTGTTAATCTGCACGCCTGCCGCTTGGCTCATTGCTTGCAAGCCATTTGTTCCAAGGTCGCGGTCTATGCGGTAACCGTAGCTGTGAGCATTGGGTTTCCTTATCTTAAGATAACTTTCTGCGAGTTTAGTTAATGACTTTTCTTCAGCCTTGTACAAGGCTTCAACTTCCTTGACTTCTTCTTTCGCATTGTTGCCGAATTTTAGGTCAATATATTCTTGCTTCTTATCTATAAGGTCACTCCATATACCCGACAGTTTTTCGTAATGTTCAAGTTCGTCTTTCCATGCTTTCATGCCATCGTTAAAACCGAAGAAATACGCCATACTTGTACCAAGACTTTCAATCGCATTTGAAAGATGTAATATAATTCCGAAGACATCACCACTCTTTAAGCTGTCGAATGCAGCGACCGCCTCGTTTGAACTCTCCGCGAAGGCATTCATACCTTTGGAGAAATTTGAGTCCTCATCACCCCATTTCTTCGTTAATTCGTTAAGAGATTGGACATTCTGATTGACGCCTTTTATTATCGCTTCGGTCATTGCAGCCCCACTTGCGCCACTGCCGCCCATCGCGCCCTCTGCAGCTTCCATACCCTGTTGTGCACCTTGCATGGTTTCCGCTGTCTGGGCTGCACTTGATGCCATGTTTGCGGCTTCGCCTTGCGCTTGTCCAAACCCTTTGAATAAGGATTGGAATTTTTGCCCGAATTGCGACATATCGCCACCGCTCTGCTGGAACATATTCAAGGCTTGTGACATATCCATTCCGCTGAATTGGTCAGCATTCATGTTACTGCCGCTGTCCTTTAAGAACGCATTAAAGTCTTGCCTACTCTTGCTTAATTTTGCATCTGCGGTTATCTTGTTCGCTTCGGCTTCATAATTGTTTTGTTTCGCCTTTTCAAACTCTGCCTTTTTTATCTCATAGTTTTTCCTTAGCTGTTCATCTTCAAGTTTCTTGCCTACAATCTTGGTTACGAAATTGTCACCAGCCCATGAAGTCTTATTCTTGTCAATTTGTTCGCTTGCTTGCTTGTATTTTTCAACGAACTTGGCTTTATCAGTAGCGTTCAGCTTGTCATCTAACTGGATAATGTCCCATAGCTGTTGCTTTACCTTTTCAAGGGTGTCGTTGCTTAATTTCGATAGGTCTCCAAACGCATTCATCCAGTCGAAATCTTTCATCTTTTCCTCTGCTTCAAGCGCAGACACGGCTTCATCGTGCTGCTTCTTAAGCATAAGGAATTGAGGTGAGTTTTCGTCAACCCCCTGCGTATCATACAAGAACTTCTCCTCCAACGCCTTGCGTTTCTCCAAGAATGTTCCGTACTTCTCGTAATAGTCATTCCATGCGTCTTTGGATTGGGACACCCAGTCAAGTTGGGCTTGGGCGTTGTCGTGCAACTTATTAAGCTCTTCTTTCTCTGCTTGTGATGTCGCCTTAGATGCAAGCTTCTCCAATGCGGCAATATCAGCACGCAGCTTCTTTACCTTTTCGCTGCGGTCTTTATTGTCCTTATCGTATGTTTCTCTAAGCCCGTCTACTATCTCTTTTTGTGACTTCTGCAATGTCTTGCCTGCTAAAGCCAATGCACCGTTATATGCCTTTATTAAAGCACCATATTCGCTGCTACTCTCACCAGATGCTAATATCTCTTTCTTCAGTTGTTCAACGCTTTTCGCAACACTTCCTTTAGCCTTGTTCAATGCGTGCAGGCTCTTGGCCACATTCTCAATTTTGCTGTCCGCGTCTTTCACGGCCTTGTCGTACTTTAATTCTGCGTCACGCATTGAATTCTCCACGCCATCATCTGCCAGGTCGTTATTCTGCTGCTCGTTGCCTGCTGTCAAATCTGATACAGCATCTTTTATTGATGACTTATAATTATCTGTCGCTTCCTTAATTCTTCTTTTCCTTTCTTCTATTTTTCGTTGTGCGGCCTCTCTTTTTCTTTGCTCGGCTTGTCTCTTTCTCTCTGCCTTGGCTTCCTCTTCTTCTTTCTCTTCTTTTTCAGCTGCCGCTTTGTCCTCTTCCGACTTCTTGTTTTCTGCCGCCTTTTGATATTGCGCCAATCTATTGGCAACTCTTTCTTCTGACATCACTTCTTTACCAACCCTCCGCCACTGCGACTTTCCTGTCTTTTTTCTTGCACTTTGCATTTCTTTCAACAGAGCAGCATAATAAGCGGCATTACTCTTATAACCGCCTGATGAAAGTCCCAAGTTTTTCATCCACTTAGGCACTTGCGCATCATCAACATTGATATGGAAGTTTATGTTGTTTTCTTGGTAATTTTGCAAGAAGTCACGTATCGTTGAACCTAATTGCTCAACAGACATTTTGTTGTAGCGGAGCTTGAGGGAGTTGAAGTCCAAATCTTCACTTGTTTTGCCAACAGTATTGCTAAAGTCTTGCTCTTTATCGTTTATTCCGTCAAGTTTTATTATGGTTCCTACAAGACTCTCCTGCATATCGGCACTCATATCTCTGAATGAGATGCCTGTAATTTCAGAAACACGTTTTATTGCTTTGAGTTTTTCTATAGTCTTGTCAGATATAAATCCCTTCCCATCTTTGCCAACCTCCGCTGCTAACCAATATTTACCACTTTTACCTAAATCCATTAGCAATGAATTTAACGCCTTGTTCTTTTTTGCAAACTCCTCTTCCGAATATTTATATTTTCTTGAAGCTTCACCTATTTTCTTTTCAGAATTGGATAATGATGATACAATCGCAACGCTTAGCCCATTGGCCATGCCTTCTGAAATTTCTTTGCCCACATTTTTACCAAATGTGGCAATTTTTCCTTTCAGCTCTTCCGTCGCAGTTTCTGATAACTCGGTATACTTTTCATTACGCTCATCTTGGAACTTCTTGTATTGTTCCGCTTTTGCTCTTTCAGACGCCTCTTCCCGAATAAGTCCTATTAGTATGCCCTTCTTTTCGATGAGCTGTTGTGTTATATTTGCCTCATCGTTCAAAAGTCCCTTACTCGTGTCTATATGAATACCATATTCCTCGTATTTATCAACAAGTTCCTTCAGCGTGTCTTGATGTACCTTTGTGGTCTTATCTGTGTTTTCAAGGGTTGTAAAAAGTCTTTCCGCATCGCCAGTAGCATCAATTACCGCCTTATTATAATCAGACAATGCACCATTAGCTTCATTTGTTGTTGTACAAAAGTCATACATAGCGACACCTACAGCTGCTGCTATAGATATTATAGTACCCCAACCGCTTGCTTTCATTGCTGTATTAAGGCCGATTGTAGCTCCCGTTGCAACTTTCATCGCTGTGGACATGGCAGTTATGGCTTGTCCTGCCAAATATGCGCCTGTCTTGATGCCAGCAAAAGTCACGACAATCTTTGCGGCCTCCGCAAAATCCTTTAGATGCTTTGTCAACGTGACTATCAAATTCGTGACATTGTGAATTGTCCCATCGTTGGCCTTGCCTAACTCCAGGAAAAAGCCAGCCACGTTTTTCTTCATCACAGCGAATTGATATGACAATGTACCGCTCATCTTGTCATTCATCTTATAGAACATTCCGCCCTTTTCTGTCGCTGAGATAAACGAGTTTGTGATTTCACTTACAGGGATAGTGCCTTTCTTGACCTTTTTCATAAGGTCTGACATACTTTCTCCCGTTTTCCTTGATATGGCTATGAGAGGATTGAACCCTGCCGTTATCATGGAGCGAATTGTGCGTGTATTCACTTGACCCATTGCGGCCATCATCTGCAAGGAACTCGCCAGTCTGTTGAATTTCTGCTCGCTGCCCATGGAAACTTCATTCATAGCTTCCAAAAGCTTAGGTATGCGCGATGCGCTTTCTCCAAACGCCACGAATTGCTGCGCCACCCCAGTAAGGCTGCCAAGCCCTATTGCCGAGTGAGAAGAAACGTCCTTTATGCTTGAAAATAACTGGTCGGCAGCCGATTTGCTTTGCATGATGCCATATAAAGATGTCTTCATCTGCTCCATGCGCGCATTAACTTCTATCATCTGCGTTATGAATGCCTTTAGACCAGCAGCGACGCCAATCGTTCCAAGGAATTGCTTCCATGTCCCGGCAAGGTCTTGGACTGCCTTTTTTTGTTTCTTTGCTTCTTCTGATGATAGCTGTGTCTGTTTCCGCACCTCCTGCTGAGATTGTGCAGCTTTTTGGTCTGATGCCACAATCCCATCGTTTACCGCTTTGCGGACTTGCATCATTTGCTCATAATCAGCACGGACGCTATGCAGTGTGTTCTGCATAGTGGTGAGTGCAGTTTCTTCGCCTTTGAGAGACTGCTGCGCTGTTTCCAACTGCGATTGTATAGATGCCTTGTTGCTATCTGTTGCTTCGCTATATGCTTGTTGCAATCTCTGCACCTCCGCACGATGGCTCTCCACAACATCTGTTTGAGTCTTAATGCTCTCCCCAAGGTCTGATATGGTCTTTGAAGCAGCTGCACTTGCATTGTCAAACGCTTTCGTGTTTATCTGCATCTTTGCCAATGACGCATACGATTGGTCTATTGATTGCGAGCATGAGCGCATCTCTGCCTCCAATTTGGCCACCGCACCAGACTGGGCCTCAGCATCAAGGCTTGATATGGCATCACGCAGTTGCAGTATCCTTGCGCTCTGATTTGAAATATTAGCGAACTCCTCATTATATTGCTTCAAGGAATCTCTCGCGACAACACACTTTGAATGTATCTCTTCAAAACTTTGTCTGATGCCATCTCCCATTTTAGTGTTCCCTATTGTGGAAATGGCATCGCCCATCTTCTGTGAAACATTACTTACAGTGCTATCAGCAGCACTGAATGCAATAGAAAGTTCGTTTGCCTTGACTTTCATCATGTCAAGTTTGGCGATTTCTTTTGTCAAGACATCTTCACGCCCTGTCTTTTCGTCCCACAACTTCAATTTCTCCGTTCCACTTGCTGCCAGCCATTGCTGATTGAGCATGGCAACCTGCTGTTTCAGATTTTCAACATAAGCAGTTTGGTCTGCAATCACTGAAGATAATTGTGCCTGCTTTTGGGCTACCTCCTCCGATATATTAGCATGGTTTATTTCAACTATATTCCAATCCGACAATCTGCTGCCGCATTCTGCGATGCCTTCGGAGTATTTGTTAAGTTCATTATTGTAAGATGCAAGTTTCTGCGGGTCAGTTGTCGAACTTATTTGTTGCCCTATGCCCTCCATCTTGCTTGAAAAATTACTGATGGAGTTAATAGCCCCAGACATTCTTGACGCACTGTCGTTCAGTCCTTCTATCTGATTCCTTACCACATCAACAGACCCCCAAAAATCGCTCAACTTTGTCTTTTGCTCGTCTGCCGCCAAGCCTATTGCTCTAATCGCATCAGACGCATTTCCACTAAGCGATTGTAAATCTGACGATGATGAGGCATTTATAGATTTTGTAGCGTCTATGATTTTGGCAGACAACGAACTAATCCCATTGCTGACGTTGTCTATATCTTTCTGTATAGACTGCATCAATAACGGAGCTACATTTTCTGTAGCCAGCTTCTTGCAAACACTGTCGTACTCATTTTTGAACTGCTCCAGCTTGCCCTGCATTTTGACAAGCTGGTCGTAATTTGCTAATATTTCAAATGAAAGTTCCATAAATAATCTTTATTCCTTTATCAGATTTATATCCATTCTTGAGATGTAATCGTCCTCGTCTTCCACCTCGACTTTTGCATCATCACCTGCCCAATGCGCCTTATCTTTCTGCATTAAGAGAATCAGCTCGTAAGGGATTTCATTAACAGCCTCATTGTAAGAGAGACCAAGCCCGCCTTCTCCCTTGTCTATGAATGAGGCTATTTGCCCGGCTATTGTGTATGATGGTATCATTTCGTTCTTGCTGCCACCTCCGCGTATTTCTTTGCTGAGGCGGCAACTTGAAAAACCTCTTGCATACTGGTCATTTCAAAGAAAGCATATAATGCGGCGGATAACTCCTCGATAGAACCATTCTCAAGCATAGACGCAACATCATACGCTTTCGCCTCGTAATCCTCCTTGTCGCCAACAAACAGATAAGCCAAGCCTTTTGTTATATGCTCCATGTTGCGCGGTATGCTTAGAAATTGTTCAGTAAATCCTTTTTCAAAGTCTATATCGGTCATCGCAAACTCACTTATAGCCCTGCACATTATTTTAATAGTCGGGCTTCTCATCGTATAAGCCTTTCCACCGATAACAAAGGTCTTAAACCTCTTCCCAGATACCAATTTGGCAACTAATATTGCGGCTTTGTTGTCCATATAGAAATATAAAAAGGCTCGCAACTATGAACTACGAGCCTTTGTTTGATTTTATTATTACGATATCACTTCACGGATTTCTGCTCTGTCTCATCGGGAGCATTCAAAGGCGTGATGCCACTCAAAATATCTTTTGCAGAATCTGCGTCAACCCAATATTCTGCTGCAACACCAGTTGCTCCATTTTCTTGAGCTGTAGCCTTGACACCGAGGCCGAGGTTCTTCTCCTGGGTGTCTACCTTTGCGATAATTAGCGCATTCGTGAACACAATGAGATGCCCAGTCTTTGTTTGCGCAATCACGCACTTGTTTACGAGGTCATTCGCAGATGCCGACTGCCAACCATCAAAATCTGTTGTTTTTGTAGCCGACTCGCTCGACTTAACCTCCAAACCTCCTTGCAAGTCTGCTTTCTGAGCATAATCATAAACACCCATCGTAAAGTTGATGGTGTGATTACCATCGGAAGTCTTATCCGTGAAGTAAGTTAGACCAGTCAACTCATTTTTATAGTCTGTAGTTTCCGGGTCATCTTGTTCATAGCTCCACGTTCCATCATGGGAATTTTTTACGCGCGTAAAAGAGCCGCTTGGGCCAATCATAGCCGTCAGCTTAGCCTTGGTTGGAACCTCTGCTATTACAGGCCCATACCAAATGTTCTTTATTCCAATATACGGTTTTGCCATTTCTTTTATTGTTTAACGTTTAGTACTTCAAAAGACAATTTCAAATTAACATAATGACATCTCATCTGCCTATCTTCTTCAATCCCGTTCTTTTGCAATGAAATCACGTAGTTATCTCCTTTATAATCTCCGACTATGCCATCCTTGAACATTTTAAGGGCCTCGTTCTCGTAATAAGAAAGCCTTGTGAGATTAGCTACATTAGGTGTAGGGTCTGGAACGCAGATGCTTATAGTTACAATACACGTCGCCCATATTTTGCCATACCCCTCGCCGCTTGTTACAATGATAATTCTTTCATCTGTTATTTCTCCCTTTGGAATGTCTTCCTTATAATGGACTGGCAGCCCCAATGGGGAAAGAATACCATACATAATCCTACGTATGTCCGCAGTAGTAATGCTCATTTGGATAACTCGTTCTTGGCGTAGATTACAGCATCTGCTATAACATTGCCGCACCGAGCCTCAACTTGTGAAGCGTAAGGTGCATCATTGTATATCGTCAGTCCGTTTTCGTCCGCCTTATAGTGATTTGACTGCCTCAATCTCCCTGTAACATCATGATATGCGGTTGAGGCTTTGGCTATTTGCACCGCCTCATCACCGACACGAGCCAATTCAGAAGCGACCTGCATCTTGAAATCTGCAACACTTCGTTCAATAGTCTCCTCTAAATCCATAGCTCTACATAATTATAGAAATTCGCTTCTTTCTTTACCTTGACTTGTCCGATACAACCCTTGCCTTCCACCTTTACAATATCACCTCTGTCGACGTTACACTTGTCTGCGACTATATGGTAGGAAGCCCTAAGGACATTACCTCGTTCGTCAGCGACTTCTGTCGTATTATCATCATCGCACCTGCAAGGGCCAAGATACTCCCATTCTTCGTTTGACGTCTCTACAAAGAACCCGTCTGAGTCCCTCACTATAGATGATATTTTCTTGTAAAGTTTGTGCTTGGCGTAATACATACTACCACATATCAGATTTATTGGTGATTGTACTCATTCCAGACATAGTGACTATATCTGTATCAGGAGTCACTCCGTATTTCTTGCAGAGCCACAAATAATACTTGCCAATATTGTCAAAGTTCCACGATATGGAGAATCCGCTTTCGCTCACATTGGAAACGCGCGGAGAAAGTATGCGCTCTCCTATCATTTCACATAGAGCCGCGCCTACCTCTTTCGCATTTTCAGAAGAATATTCAGCATCAAGGGAAGTACCATTCCAGGCCGCGAGGTCTGACTCGGATAAATTACCCCAGGCTGACAGCTTTCCTTGAATGTACTCCCTTATTGTCATATTACTAATCTTCTATGTTCGTTAATCTCTTACCGCCCTTGCCGGAAACCTTTATACTGCTCTTACGCTCTTCTTGGTGAAGTTCCTCGCCTTCTTGGTGAAGTTCCTCGCCAAGCCCTAAGCTGATGATTTCCTTAGCACGGTCGTCCTTAAATTCCACGACATCTCCGACTTGGAACACGTGTGAGAAATCTTCGATGTCGTGAAATTCTTTGATTATTGTCAGTTTCATGCCTGCTGCTTCTTTGAATCAAGTGTGTATATGCGGTCAACATTATCCACAATCGGAGCGACCATGGCCTGCGAAGCCGTAATCTCTTCGAGAGGGTCGTTCTTAGAGTACTTTGATACAAGGATATAGTCGTCTGCGTTTTCATACGTAACACCATTCACCCTGCGGCTCTGCTCTGCAACATCGGTCCATACAATAGAGCCTAACTTGTCATCACAGGCGAATACAGCCACGCCCTTCTGCCACGGAATATGAACCTTGCGCACACCATTTATTTCCGTCTTGATTGAACGGCTGACGCGGTGAAGTTCCACGTCCCAACGCTTCTTGACAACCGATGCAGCCTTTTCAAAATCCAATACTGGGATATTTGTGCCTACAAAGTCCATGTTGAAGGCATACTGCTCGCGCACTTGCTTGTTCTTATAGAAATCACGAAGCCATACATCATCAACAAAGATGTGACGAAGTTTGTTGCCATCTTCAAGTTCTGCCTTGTCAACAACACGCTGAATGTCGTCAAGAATAAGTGCAGTGTCAGCATTTCCGTCCCACAGGATTTTCACACCGAATTTATTCGTGTCCTTGTAGCCGTAATTGATGCGAATGCCAGTACCCTCATTGCGTGGAGCAAGAGCAATACCAGTTGAAAGACCAGAAAGGAACATATCTTCCAGTCGCTCATAAATCGCAGTAATTACTCTTGGAGTATCATTAAAGACCTTCTCGACTATGAGGTTGATATTCGCGTTTGGCTGGCGAAGAAGATTGTCAATGTTCTTCATCTCCTGTTCGCCAAGCATCAGCTTCAAACCGAGTTTCGGCAATTTGCCTGAAACAGTCTCCAAGGCTTCACGACTTTTTACGGGGAGGGGAGAAGACAGAGCCACCACATCAGCAGCCACACGGTTATAGTCCGCCATGATGCTCGCCCAACGGCCATCTGCCGCATACTTCGGGGTGAGATAGTCTTTATAGAGATAGGTTAATGCGGCATTTCCGCTCTTACTATTAACTTTCTCTACGACAGAGAGAACAAGCTGCGGAAAATACTTTTTTACCAGTTCAAAATATAGTGATTGTTCCATGTTTTATATCTGTTTAATCAAACTTCATCTTCTGCACTAACAAAAGCAATAAAGGGTACTGCATTGCTGAATGCTTCCAATATAGTGTCCATCTTATAAGGAGCTGCCACCGAATTTACCTTGCCATTGGTCATGATAGACGCCATCGGAGCATTCGTCGGAATGCTTTTGTAAAGTACACCGACGTATTCGTGGTTTTCAGGCAGTGTTCCATAGTTACCGCTTGCTACTGGCATCGGCTTATAGTCTCCCTTCTTAGTGTCTTTGATTATTACGTGTCCAGCCTTGATGACAGCATCTGTGAACCCGGTCACATCAAGCGAACGGCCTCCATCAATGCCCGATATAAACTGAGGGCAAACGACTGCGTCATTTCCAAAATCAACAACTGAACGAGGATTTGTCAAATCTGTAAGTGCCATTTATTTTTTACTTTAATAGGTTATCGGCAATTTTATCAATTTCTTCCTTTGTTGCCTTGCCGTCAAATTTAGGGAACCCCATTTTTTCTTCGGGGAGCATATTCGCCTTCACATTGTTCGCAACTTGAGAGAGGTATTCCGTGATTGCTTTTTCATCCATATCCGTTGAGATGCTAAAGCCCTCCTTGGAACGCCATTCCGGCACGCCCAATCTCTTGGCTTCTGACGCGATAAAGGAATTACGTTTGGCCGCATCTTGTTCTGTCTTGAATTTGGCGTTTTCGTCTTGGAGACTTTTCAGAGAGTCTTCAAGAGCCTTGTTCTTTTCAAGAGCTTCCTTGAATTTTTCCTCTTGCGCGGTTTGATAAGCCTTGAACCATTCAGGAGTATCTTCCTTATTTTCAACGGCTTTTTCTTCTGCTGCTTTTTTGGCCTTTTCTTCTTCGGCCTTCTTTGCGGCTTCTTCTGCTTTCTTTGCTTCGGCTTCTTCTGCTGCCTTGCGCTTGGCTTCAGCCTTTTCTTCTGCTGTTTTCATCGCATCGGCAGCCCTTTTGTCATTTGCCTTTTGGATTGCTTCAAGGCTGCTTTTTTGCTTTGATACAACATCATTAAGATTGTCATCAGTCACAAAGCCACAAGCACCAAGAGACTCTGCATAAGGTCTCAGAACCGAATCACCTAACCCAAGGTACGAAAACTCTTGTTTTAGTGCATTAAAAATCTTTTCTACCATATACGTATATCATATTTCAGAGATACACAAAGATAAGCATCTAAGAACCAATACAGGACACATTTATCTGCCAACCCTTTTACTTGTGCGATTGTAAACAAAAAGCCCCTAAACGCCTAAGCATTTAGGGGCAAAACCTTAGAAATCAAGCATATTATAATAAGTAATTACGCCATCTTAGGTTTGAGTAATACACACCATCAATCTTTTTGAAATCACCAAATAGCCGCACATCTTTGCCGCACATGAATGCGAATTTTGATGTGCCAATTATTTGGCGCACATTGCGGTCTAATTCTTGACTATATAAACCACCTCTCTTAATAGCTGGATAAAGCATTCTGAATGCTGTCTCGCTGTCTGTCATATCATTCTTTGTTGGCAATGACAAAACACCATTATGGGCAAAATATGTTTGCTCAATCTTAAAGGGGTGACAATTACGCAGCCTTATAGACCCATGCGTAGCAAGCCTGAAATGAATGATACAAGGCATCTCTTTAGGCACACTTTTCAGCCCTTTATAGATGCTCTCAAATCTCATTGAATGATGCACGCAATCAGGTGTTGCAAATCCTGCACCATGAGGGTTTGCGTCAAAGCAAGCCTTTAATATTCTCTTTGCAGGCATCGTTACGCCTGCTGGTTTATATATGAGTACACACATATTGTTATCATGATTTGTGAGCGTGCAAGGCATCTTGCACGCTCTGGTTATTGTTATGCTAATTGAGAAGCTCTATTCTTGAAGAAAGATTTTTCTGTCTTGTTCAAAAATTCTATTTCGTCGATTGACGAAACAGGGCTTTCAAGTCTGTTTGTCTTTGACCATTCAACTAACTTAGCGCAGAACTTTACCCAATTAGAAATTTTCTTGAAATCTGTGCTACCTTGATGCTGGCGAAATTCTATCGTCTGATGTCTCTGATAGCTGCAAGGGTTCACCTTGTGGTATCTATCGCACCCCATCTCATTCAAAAGGTCCTCTTTTGTCAGTTCTTTGTAAAACGTATGGTCTTGCAGAGTTCTGCACCATCTTGAATTGTTTGCACGTCTTGAATTTGCCATGAATGAGTCAATAACACTTTCAAGCATCTTGTAATTTTGAAATACATTACAATACTGCTCATCTGTAAGGCCAGCCGCACCGATATGCACGTGCAAGCCTGTAGAACGATTTACCTGTGCGCCTGCTTCATTTATCGTCTTGCACGCATTCTCTAACATCTTCATGCCACCGCGAGAAGAAAGAATGGGCGATACACATTCAATAGGGTTCGCACCTTGTATAGACGCATCAGAAACAAACTTAAAGTATCGCTTGTTGTCTGTATGATTATAGCCCTCATAACGAATTGGTAAGTTGTTCGCTGTGGCTCTCTCTCTGATTGCACCAGATGGCACAAGCATTTCTATCTCTACACCAAAGGTGTATGTTGCGGCCTTGCCACGTACGACCTTTGCGCTCTCGCCTGTCAGCAATGTTGCTTCATATTCAGTGAAGCCCAGTGACAAGATTGCCTTCTTCTTGTCTGCCTTGCTCATGTTAGCACCTTTGATTTCGTTTACCATTTCTGAAAGAGTCTTCATTGTATAGGTGGCGGTATTTATGCTCTTGCCTTGAGTTCTAAGGTTTTGTTTTTTGATTACGATGCAAAGGTATTAGGTTTTTCTTCTAAATCCAAATAAATTATTAGGATTAACTAAGATTTAACACAAAATCAAATATACGTTAAACCTTATTTTTGCTCTTTCTTTATTGGCTTACTCTTATATAATAATAAAATAAGTACTATCTTTGCAGTACTAAATTTATTAGATAAAATGAATATAAAACAAGTAATCAAAAAACATGGCTTCACAATATCACAAGTTGCAGAAAGCCTTGAATGCTCCCAAAGTGCATTGAGCCAATCTATATCTTCTAACCCTACAACTTCTAGGCTTAGGGAAATAGCAAATGTTATAGGCTGCTCTATGTCAGAGTTTTTTTCAGACGAGGACGGAGAAAATATGACAACTGCTATTTGCCCACATTGTGGAAAGACCGTTAAAATTAAACTTGAATAGAAAAATCCAGAGAGCCGCACTATCTTCACAGACGATGCGGCTCCCTGGATTATCAAAACATTGTTCGATTTTTCTTTAGTTTCCCTCTTTTACAGGTGTTTCGACGGGTTTCGTATTATTGTTATTGTTCGTTTTTTCGGATTTAGATGCTTCCGTGTTATTCTTTTCAGCGTCCTTTAGTCGTTTGATTTCTGAATTTACATCATCGCAAATTGCAAGTTGCCTTACAGCTTCCTCTAATGACACAACACCCTTCTGATAAAGGTCAGCAATTCTGCTTTGGTTTTCTCCGTTATCACTGTCAAAAGGCTCTGCAAATTCAAAGTCAATCTTAAGCCCTCGAATGTCATCGGCCTTTTCTGGGTGCAACAACACAAGGATTTCAAGCATTAAATGCAAATCCCTACGCACAAGCTGCTTATAGACTCCGATGTTGCGGTTTCTCTTGATATAACCTATGGTCATGGAGTTCTTTATTGCGACACCGCTGAGGCTTCCCATTCCTTTCAAATTATCATAAGAAAGGTCAGGCGTGTAAGTGTCAAACAAAATTGACGTGTTGAGGCTTCTTTTTTCCGACTCTCGGCTCTCGCTCGATTGTGGTGGGTTTATGTACTCAAATACGGAATTTTGTCCTGTTGTCTGTATAAGTCCTCCTATTGTTTCCGGGCTTGTCATGCTCTGTATTACATCTGTGGAAGCCTTAGCGAGAGGGTCGGCAAAATAGTTGTTCGTGTCTGCCGTTTTGCTGTCAAGCATCTCGTCCCGTTTCAGACGCTGTTCAACACCATGCCATGCCTTTCTCTGCTGATAGTAAATCACATTTATCTTACCAGTAGGATTGGGATATGTCGTTACCTCCCAGCCCCCTATGCCGCTCTTGCAGAAGAAGAGAAAATCGGACGTTTCAAAATCCCAATGCTGCACATTACGGCCGCCTTCCTTCAAGACATATCCGTATGCAAAAGCCTGCATATTCCCATATTGGTCAATCAAATGGCGCAACTTGTACCCGTTTGAACGAGACAGTATAACAGTCTTCACGTTTATCTTCCCGTTCTTGCGCGTGATGTGGTAAAGTTTTGCACTTTCCGTTTCTGCCCCGGCAAGGCGTTTTGCCTGGCACAAGTTTTCATGATAGAATTGTTCATCAAGGAAGTCCGTAAAGAGCTTATATGCTTCATCATCTCCGCTTATTTTCTTCCAGATGATAGGGTTGCCAAGCAAGAAAAACAATTCTACTTCATTGATGTAATCTTGTCTGTTCCGAGGTAGCTTTTCAGAGATGTAAGGCGACATTTTTTTTCTGAACTTGTTAGGACGCCTCATCACCTCGTGCAATTCGGGGTTATATTCCCTCAAAGCATTGTCCACCTCGTCATCTCTGTCCTGCATCATACTTACAGCCTTGAGCACTTTGCCCTCTTGCAAGTACTCATACACGCTTTTTTCTGCGCCTCCAGAATCAAGCACCTTGCTCTTGAACAAGGTTATAATTTGTTCGATTAAGTTCATAAGCTAAAATATTCCCAAGTCTTCTTTTGATACTGCTTTCGGTCTCATGACACGGCCAAGCAACTGCCCCAACACATAATATCTGCCAGCATCTATTCCGTGATTGTCATGGTCCTCTGGCTCGTTTATATATCTCCCGTCCTTATCCTTTGCCCAAATGTAGTTTCGCATCTCACCTTGCAGATTGTAAGACCTGCGTGTAACGTATATTTCCAGCGACTGCATTTTGTCAATACCTGCAAGTATAGAACCAGGCCCTTTCTGCACGGGGTAGATTATGATACCTCCAAGGGATATTTCTTGTATCAGACGCGGGTCTGCGCTATCTGCGATGACGTGAAGATTGTAAGGTCTCAACTCTTCAACCAAATCACGCGCAAGCATTCCTTTGCGATAGAATATCTCATCAAGGTATAGACGATTGTCCACTATGCCGCATCTGATAGCCGCTGACGGGTCTTGCGCATATCCGAAGTCAAGGCCGATTGCCTGCTTCTTGGCTTCTTCTGGAAACTCGTCAACAATACCCCATTTTTTGAATACCGCGCCTTCTGCCACATCAGCCCAACGCCCCATTACTATATGTGCATACTTTTCGGGAGCATTCTCCTTCATGTCACGCACTTCTTTTACAAACTGCTCGCTTAGATGCTCCTTGTTGTCAAGATATGTCGTATGTATGTGCAGTACATTCGGGTGTGTACTTATCTGCACGGGCACACCGTCATATTCAACCAATTTGTGAGTCTTCTCAATGTACTTCCGATAGATAAAATGATTACTGTCCGTTGGGTTCATTATGATAATTATACGGTTCTGAATACCCTTTTGACGGATTGACAACATAATCTTGTCGAAGTCCTCCTCACTGGTCCACTCTTCTGCCTCATCACAGACAAATGTCGTTATGCCGTGTATTGATTTAAGCTTTGCAGTCTGATTGCCGCTGCTTGTCTTGATGCCGCGGAACATGATATGGCTGCCAGTCATCTTGTTCACGATGTCTGCCGACTTTACAGAAAAGTATTTGGAAGTACCATCAAGTTCTATTTTCTCCTGCATTTCGGGGATAACGGATATTGCAGCAGAAATCATTGTATAGCGAGTGTAAAGTATGTTATGCACAAGACGTTCTTCTGGAGTAAGTTCAAATGTCAGCCTTTCTATGAAGGCTGCGGCATTGAAACTCTTACCGCTTCCTCGCCCTCCTGTAATCAGGATTATGAAATGCTCTTTGTCTAAATACAGGGGATTGTATATCGGTTGCGTCTGTATCATTTGGTCATGCTCGTTATCCACTTGTCTATGTCAACACCATGATTGATGTCAGTGGCCACATCGTCTGCTTCTTCGTCAAGGTTTCGCTCTATCTTCCTCCATTCCGGGTCATGGTGGTAGAGCCATGTGGCGAGGGCTTGCATATTGGGTGGGGTCTCACTCTCCGTTTCTTGCAATACTGATTTGTCCGTCAGCAGGACTTGGCCAGTACCGCCGCATTCTGTGCATTCGGGGTCAGTGCCTCCGCAAACAGGGCATTTACCCTGAATTGCTCTCTTCGTTTTGCTCTTCACCCTAATACCTCCCAATGCTGCTTTTAGGTATCTGCCCCTTACAATAGCGTTGGTTTTTCTTCTTGCTCGCGCTAACACTTGACGAATACTCGCACCTCTTCTTTCATTCTCTTCTTCGCTCCAAATGTCCATTTTCCCGTTTTTCATTCGGGAGAATGCTTCTGGGCTAAGATTGAGGGTGTCAGCGATTTCCTCGTCCGTCATGCCGCTTGATGCTGCGATAGCGATGTCCTGTCTGAAATTCTCGCTGTCATAATCATGCTTTGGTTTTGCCATCAGTCTATCCTTTCTACTTGGTCGGAGAATACTTCTCCTTTGATGAATTTATCATACTCATTGTAACCGAAACGCTGCATGAATGCCGCTTTTGCCTTAAACGTGTCAAAAGAGAGCATTACGTATGCGTCCATATCTGCCGCCTGTTCTGATGCTTTCTCTCGCACTTGTGCCTTTACATCCTTCATGTGCTGCACTCTTGCGTCATAATCCGCCTGCTCGCTTTTTGCAATTTCTTGTGCTTTCTGAATTTGCTCGCGTTGTTGTGACTGCCTTTCCTCTTTACGTGCTTGCACTTCTTTGTCATGCAATTCAAGAGAGTCTTGCATAAGGTCGTCAAGCGCATTATTTAGGTCGTTTTCCTCTTCTGTCTTGAAAAGATAATCACAGCCAATCATGGAGAGGTCTGCCTCTGTCAGTCCTGCGTCTTTGTAGTCTATATCAGGGATAAGGGCCGCAAGGCTTTCCAAGTCCCATTCACCCATTGCGTTGGGGTTGTTGGTGAGGATATTCAGCTCTTTCTCGCTCTTCTCGTCAATGTCTACAAGGTCTACACGGATTTTGTAGTCGTTTTCCTTTGTCTCTTCATCGTATTTCTGCAAATCGTCAAGCACTGATATGCGCTGATGACCGCTAACGATGGTGTAGTTTGTGCGCTTATTAACTATTATTCCACCTGCGAGGCCAAATTTCTTTATGCCTTTTTTTAGCGTTTTCTTGCTCTCGTCTGATATCCTGCGGGGGTTGTAAGAAGCGAAGTGTATCTGAGAACGTTGTAGCTCAACAGATGTGCTTTTGATATATTTTGATAATTCCATGTGCAAAGCCTTTTTTTTGATATAAACCTTGTTGTTTCTTTGCAGTACTTAAAGAATTGGAAAGAATTGGACCTCGCCTGACGTATCAAGTCTATTTGTTGGTCGCTTCCCAACTCTTTATCTTTTAGTCTCTTATATTCTACTATACCTTCATTGTTGGCTGGATATTATCCACTTACCGCGCCTAATGCTGCTTGTTTCCTTTTCATGTAAGCAGATGTCGCTCTTGCGTATAAATTTGCTATCCTACCATTCGCCCCCCCATATTAGAAAGGGAAGATAGGCCAACTGAAGGATTTGGAGTGCGTTCTGCAAGTGCTTTTTTTACTCTTGCGAATTGTGACTCTGTTTGTGATAAACTTTTCTTTCTGACTCAGCTTTTATTTTAATTAGTTGTTTTCTTTTGGTCATACTCCCATAGTATTCTTCGCGACAATGGGAACACCTTGTAAATCTTCAACAGGTCTTGTGGGTAGTTTTCCCTCAGCCACAGGAAGCAGTCAATATTAAACCCGATTCCGTTTGACGCCTTCTTGCCATATCTGACTGGCTGCGGTAGTTTGTGCTGCTTCATGTATGCAAGTATGTTCTTCTGCGTCCACTCTGCCAATGGGTAAACAAGTCCGTCGTTTTCATAGTTGTTAGACGCATAGCCTTTCAACATAAGGTTTCGGTTCATTCCGTCAGCCTTTTTCATGCCGAGAAAGCAATAATGAATGCCATATTTAAGCCTCATCGCGTCAACAACATTGCGGAGTTTGAGAAGCCTTGTCTTTGGGTTTGCCACACAGTACATACCACTTCTTAGAATGTATGTCAAGTTCCAATGAGGCACCTGCACAAATTCAATCTTTGGGTATTTAGCCTTAACCCAATCTACCCACCGCTCCACATGCTCAAGACCCTTTACAAAGTACATGAACACACAGACAATCTTGTTGAAGTGTGGATAAATCAAGTCAAGCAACACAAGGCTGTCTTTGCCTAATGAGCAAAATAGCATTACACTATCCGTTTGTTCACGGACTTTCTGAATGCTATTTTGCGATGATTGCATTATGGTCATAATATTAACCTTGACTTAAGCCAAATGCGGCACGAATGTCTCCATAACGCTGTCTGCGGTTGCCAAGCTGCGAACGGCCTGTATTCTCTGCTCGTCCAGTCGCTCTGTCTCTGCGCGCTACCAAACGTCCACCAGAACCTGCACCATTCATGTTTCGTCTCGGGCCATAATTGTTGTTTATTCGCCTTTGCTCTGCGGTCTGTCTTGCCATCTTTCTACGAATTTAGTTAAACACGTTAATAAACACACAAAGCGCATTACAGCACCACACGATATTACTCATGCGATACTATAATGCGCTTATATTTTCAAGTTATACTTCTAACTCGGCTATTCGGGATTTAGATTTTTATCAAGCACCTTGCCAAGTGTATAATCTATTTGTGACATAACATATTCCTTGCCATCTGTCCATTCATAACAGATGTATTCATTGTCATCATCAACAAACAAATCAACATTGGCATCTTTCACTTCAACCAAGGCCCAAGGGCGTTTGCCGCTATATGCGCCAGTCAAAAATTTTATGGCATCATATTTTCTACAAACAATTTTTGGTTCTTCGTCATCTACTGGGATTTGGTCGTATGTGTCAAGGTCATATTCTTTGCCTTTATGAACATACTTAACATAGCGTTTGCTGTTGTTCGGCCTTATCTCGCGATACTCATGGCCTTTTTCACCAGCGAGTATCTTGTCGAACCATTCTCTCTTGATTGATAGCGTAAGTACTTTCATTGTTGTAAGTTGTTGCAGGGGCAAGAATCGAACTTGCGACTTTCAGTGAGTCAGACTGACGAGCTGCCACTGCTCTACCCTGCGATATAGACACAAAAATAGAACATTCGCAATTCATCAACAAATTGATTCTTCACCTTATTGTTACTAATAGGTTTGTAAGGTTTTCAACCGTTTGCAAAGGTATGCAATAAGTATTATATGTGCAAATATTTTTGGGTTATTTTTCGTTCGTAAGTTGTTGATTATTAGGAGCTTCGCAAATGTTTAGAACTCCGCTGTCGAAACTCTTTCTTATGGCATTCAAAGCCCGGTCTACGTCATTCTGCATAGTCTTGTAATGCTTGTACCGGAAAAGTAAACCCCTACTTTTCATTGACACAGAACTTGGAGATGTATACTTGAACAAGGATGCCAAAAAGTCGCGTAAGCCTCGCTTCATCTTGCACCCGGAAAGTGTATGGGGGGAACAAAGGTAAAGCATAACAAAAAGCTTTGCGTCTTTCTCAATTCCCAAGGCTGTCATTGCGCCAAAGAAACAAGCTATGGAATTTTTATCTATCTGCCTTTTTGGGAAAGCTGTTTCAATTCTCTTACGTAATGTTCTTTGCTCCTTGACAAGCTTTTCCAAGACTGACAATTTCTCTACATCTATCATATCCAACAAATATTAGTGACACCATTATAACCTTTGACCCATTCAAACCAGGCATAGCTAACCGCACTGCCGACCTTCTTCATGTTTTCAAAATCACCATTTTTTGCGCAGATGACCCTTCCTTTGAATTGGTAAATCATTTTAGGAGGGAAGGGCTTGAACAACCTTTCGTATCTTTTCTTGCCTTCAAGCGCACTTGTCTTTAGGAAGAACACAGCTCGTTCTCCATTTTCAAGCAAGGCAGGCGCATGAAGCACAAACTCCATAGCGTATTTATACGGCGGATTAGTGATAATACACCTTTCCACGTTATGGAATGGCATATCAATCTTTTTGAGAAAGTCAACGCCTCCTGTGCCGAACCCCCTATAAATGAGGTCTGACGAATAGACGTTGCAGCCAAAATCAGCAAGTCGTTTTGCGAGATGCCCCTCACCGCATGCGCACTCCCAAACATATTTTGGCCTAACGAAATTGTCGCTTTCAAACAGCAGGTCTATTGCTTCAGGGCTTGTAGCATAGTAGTCGTTAGGCTCGCGTTCTTTTTCAGTGTGCGAGCTTGCGCCGAGACATTTGAAAATGGAATTAAATCCTCCATTCCAATCTTTGCTCATCTGTTGTCGCCCTCCCCGACGATGACACCTCTGTTTTTGCGGCTTGTAAGTTTGTGGATATTCAGATGCGCAGTAGTTTCGAGTCGCTTGTTAAGAACGGAGTGTAACCCAGCGAGCATCCATAGTACATCGCCACATTCCTTTGTGATGTTGTCCATGAGTTCAAAATGTTCTTCACTCACGTTGTCCTCGTCAAAGGTAAGGTCAGGCTTTAGCAGTCCCTTGCGCACTGCTTTTGCAAGCTTTCCTGTCAGTTCTCCAACTTCCTCGTTAAGGCCGAGTATCATGTATGGTAAATTGTTACTCTCCTTTGTACAGAAAGTCATTGCAAGTTCTTGGTATTCGTCGAATGTCATAATGTTTATACTTTATCGAAGTGTGTATTTTTAGTTACTGATTTGCTCTGTGTGAAGCCATTACACGCGGTCCGCACAGAGTTAGAAAAGAATTTCGGGCATCTGCCCTTGGCGAACCTCAGGCACTCACCGCACTGCCCCGTCTTGCTGTTTGTCATATTGTCTAAGCAGTCTTATTGCCTCGTCCAAGGCTTGTCCATATTCCTTTGCCGTTAATGGTATCTCGCTTATTGCCCCTCTGCGCCATTTCTGGTGCAAGTGCAGGGCGTGAATAACTTGTTTTGTAGTCATATTATTTCTCATTAAAATTGCGCCCTCCGTGGCCACGAACCACGCGCTGCCGACACCACTGCACCATTAAAAGTCAATCCGTTAAGTTTAAGTTATTAAATTGTGGCGTTGCAGAGAGGGCTTATTTCTATTGTTAATTGTCGTTCATTTGTTGTTTCGTATTTGATTGTTTAGTACTTTTGCAGTGATTTCTATTGGAGCTAACACCTCCCGAGGCAAACTTCCGATGCCTCTATCTCTTCTCGCCGAGAAAAGAAACAAGCCCATTGTCCTGCACTTTGGGCTTTTTCGTTGTCTGTCGGAAGCAGACAACTCGCCAACCGCAATAAAGCGGTTGAGCATAGCCAGAAAGGAGGTGTTAGCATGAAATCCAATAGAAATCAAAAGGAGAATGGCGTTGTTCGCGTATTCTGTAAGTATATCACGAAAAATGGTGTACGCATTTACCCGAAGAATGGTTCTATATTCTCTTTCGTTGTAGATAACAGAAAGGCGTAATATCGTCACTCATTGAACGTGTTGCAGGCACGTTCTTTTTTTTGTACCCCACCTCGGACACGGACCGAGTGTTACCCGACCTCTGGCAATTAAAAACAATTCCAACTAAAACAAAACCATTATATTTATGAAGTAAATTAAATGTGAGGTTGGTAAGTGGGGTATGTCTGTTGCTAATTAGCTGCTCGCAATCGGTGGTCCGTCATGACGGTTGATGTCCTTCCAGAGCCAGTAAACGAACAACATTAGTGCTATTACTATCAGTAGTTTCATTCTTCATCGAATATTTTTTTAATCACGCGATAGGTCATGTAGATAAAGGCTATTACAAGCGCAATACTCATGCCGTAATCTAATATCATCTCAGGCTTTATCATGTCTTTTACTTTTTTGTGTTTGCGGCAACATAACCGCGAATAAAACCTTTAAGGCAAGCCTTTGCCATCAGTGGCGTGCAAGTGATTTGCTCGCCACACTCGTCACAGCGAATGCGGTCGGCAGCCTCACGCGCCCTTTGTTGAAGAGTCCTTTGCATAAGCCATTTTTTTGTAGTGTTCAACAATGTGTTCAAGGTCTCTGCGAGCCTCGCTGCGGCCCTCATAATATCCGTTCTCTCTGCCAATATCCTTGCCTGCAAGGTAAGCCCCGTAAACGCAAAGAACAAAAGTCACAGCATAAAAAATCGCTTCTATCATACCTTGTTCTCCTCTTTACCATTTAGGCGTTCCCACTCATCATCAAGGTAAGCTTTCTCCTCCTCCTTGCTCATGAGTCCCTGCACATAATTCATGTCTCTTTTGAGCATCTCTATTCGGTCAGGCGCAAAGGTCACTACCTTGTATCTATCTGAGCCGCACAGAGCATACTCGCACAATTCACCAAGTGCCAAATAGCACTGTTCAAAGTCCGTATGGTCAGAGTTCTGTATGGCATTGTCAAGCACTGCATACATCTCCTTCAATCCTTCTACAAAAAGTTTCATCATGTTTTTAATCGTTTGTTTTGTTATTTGCTGTTTTCTTGTTCTTTTTCAATTCTGTTTCGCATTGTTTCAAACCACATATCAAGCACCTTCCGCCTGTCTGCAAGTTCCTGGTTTCTGCGCTCTTCTTCCGCGCTGGTATATACGAATTGCTCAAACATTTCATGTCTCAGCGTTTCTATTTCGTCTTGCAGTTCTGAAAGTTGCGCCTCCTTGTCGGCAATCAGCGAGCCGTAGCGGCTCTTGGTCACCTCTTCATCGTTACGTTTCCTTTCACGCGACTTCATGCGGTCTGTTTCAATTTTGTTCGACTCGGTCAGATAGATGTCGGCAAGCTCCGCTTTGGTGCGCGGAACACGTTCTGGTATGTGTCTTAGCACAAGTGCTGTCATGTCCTCTTTCATATTGTTCTCTGTTTAATCATTATCGGGCAGCCGCACCCGTCCCGCTGTGTGTAATAGCAAGCCTTGTAGATGTTGCTTCTGTCACTCTCTGTATGCGACAGGGCATAGCGCAAACAAGCCTTGCGCTCCTTGCAGCCTTGCCCGTCACATGATTTAATCTTGCCCATGTCCGTCAAGTTCTTTTATCAGCTGTTCGTAATTCTTGGTTGTGCCTATCAAGCGTGCGGTAACCTTTGAGAGGGGAAGAACTTTAGCATATGGTCTTACATAGCCTTCATCGTCGTAAAACAGCATTTTACCTTGACAATTAGTATGTGAGTACACTTGAACTCCCCAAAGATGGTTCTCGTTATCCCTCACCAAACAAGGCTGCCACTTCTGCGGAACAAAGTTGGAGTAGTCGCGGTAGTAGGTGGGTATTTCTATTATAAGATCATAACGACTTTTATAGTTAGGATAACAGGCTGCACCTTCTGCTGTGAATGTTTGCGACATTTCTCCATTGTAATCATTTTGAATAAGTGCTACAATAGGATATTCATGTGCTTTTTCATCGACTGGCTTCTTGTCCCAACATATAATTCTTACTTTTTTCCCTTCTTGTGTAACGATGCGCCCTTTTGCCTCCTTATTAGTGATTTTCTTCGCCAATTCAAGGTTGAATGGGATTCTCTTAAATGTTGTTTGTGTCATTGTTGCTCGTTTTTAGTTGTTGCAGTTGATTCTGCATCAAGTTCTTTTATCAGTTCTTCGTAGCTCTTGCTTATACCAATCAGACGCTCGGTTACCTTAGAAAGTGGGAGATAATGATACCAACCGCAACAGCCATCAGCATTTCTTTCCGAGTAAAAGAGTGGTCTACCATAAGCATCTTTTCCGCTACATACTGCTACTCTCCATATATCTAAAGAATAATCTCTCACCAAACAATTCTGCCATCTTCGAGGAACAAAGTTTGAGTAGTCGCGGTAGTAGGTGGGGATTTCGATTAGGAGGTCTAAGTCTTTTTCTTCAAAATTGCTATAAGCACCATTAGACTTACAAATTATCACTGACTCGTAGTTTTCTAAAATCTTTACTAATGCGATAATCGGCCATTCTTTTTCATTCCTTTCGAAACAGACGATTCTTGCTTGGCTTCCGTCCCGTGTAACGATGCGTCCTTTAACCTCCTTGTTCGTTATCTTCTTCGCCAATTCAAGGTCAAAGGAAACTCTTTTGTATTTTGTTCGTGTCATGTTATTTCTTATTCTTAAGTTGTTATAGTGTCTAATAGCTACATATCATAAGCGACCTGCACCAAGTCATACACATAGCACCACATAATATAGCCTTCGTTAATTAGCTCATCGAAGTCACGTGCTTCCACTTTTTCATAATACCTATATCTATCGTCATCGCTCACTGCGAGGATTGCGCCGTCAAGTTCTGGCAATTTATCCATTCCAGACCATAACTTACTTGACCATAGTTTGATTTTCATTTGATATGATTCCATCTTTCTTCGTCAATTAGTTCCATTGTTTACTTGGGGCTTTTTGTTGTTCCTAAAAGAGGTTCGTTCCCTTCGTAGGGAATGCACTGATGCACCAATCCTCTTAAAACACAAGAATACTCATATTCACTTGATGTAGGTATTCCCTCGAAGAAATCACACACCCATTTCCTATCATCGAAATCACGTACAAGAACCTTGTCGAAAGGCTTTAACTCGGTTTCCTGTTTTTGGTCAGTCGCTTGGTCAGTCGCTTGGTCAGTCGCTTGGTCACTCACTCCAAACTCGCTCCAATCACGTTGGTCTTTTGATGGAAAGAGTGTAGGTTCTGCATCTGTCATGTAACACTTACCATCTTCTGTAAAACTTACTGTGCTTCCACTCCTTATTACCTTACAATATATAGGATTAAGCGAGCAAGGCAGAACGTACAATAAGCTTAGCTCGCCAAATATTGAGCTATAAAGCTTTGTACCACTTGGACATTCATACAATATTTCTGCTATGTTCATTGTTTTATTTATTTTTAGTAATCGTATATCCACGCGACTCCAGTTCATCAACAAGATAAGAAGTTTCAAGACCGTGAATAAATTCCCTTCTACTCTCTTCGGCACACTCATAGAAGATGTTGTCAATTACTTTAGCCTGTTTTTTCTCTGATACGTAAGCGAGAATATCGTAATCCTCAATCATTGCGCTTATTTCTACCTGCATAATGTTTGGTTTTTTGGTGTTAATAATGTTATCTCACAAAGCAAGGAACAGAAACGATGAACCCGTCCTTGCGCAGACATTCAGGGTGGCCCGTAGCTGGCGCGACACAATCCGTTCGACCTGACGCCTTAGCTGCGGCAAGCACCAAAGCACTAACGATATACGTACACCCATCAGTAGGCTCGGGAAGCCCAGTTATGTCGCCATAGCTCACTGAGCAAATGCCGTTATCGTCAACTTCGCTAAAGGTATTGCTAACTCGTGCCACCCCGACACTGTCATACTTCTCTCCGCTGTTAAGCGTTATCGAGTGGGGTGTGTAATTGTAGAATGTTGTAGTCATAGTTTTTTATAAATTATCGTTAGTCTGCAAGAATGCTCTCCACATATCTCACTACTCGTTCATATTCTTTTCCGCTATCTTCACTATCCGCATAGGCTTTCTTGATGAGTTCTTTACCAGTGCCATAGAAACAACCAACGTTCCACATATTGTTGCTTCGTGTCCATGTAAAATAGCGGCCACTGCTCCACCAATTTTTGAAAACTATATAATCTCGGCCTGTTTCAATTATAGCGTCGCCTTTGACAAAAGCGTTACCATAGACTCTTGCCACGCCAAAGACTTCTGCTTTATCATAGACTGTCGCGTCACCATTTACAGAAGCGTTACCATAGACTTTAGCATCGTCAAAAACAAAAGCGTTGCCTTTGACAAAAGCGTTACCATAAACTTTTGCTCTGCCAAAGACAGAAGCGTTACCATAAACTTTTGCTCTGCCAAAGACCTTAGCTTCGTCATGAATCCAGCAATTTCCTTCTTGTGATAGATTATGATATGATTGCACAAATCCACCTTTGTCACCAGCTTTTATAAGACCAAAGTCCCTAAGAGCTTCGATTCTATATAACGTTACATCGCAAAAGTCTATGGTCTCATCAGTTAATCTGTATTTCTCCATATAGCTATATAATAAATATGAATTGTTTACGTAACTGGCCCTCCAGTGCCTCTCTCTGCGCATCAAACGTCTTTGCGACATTCGGGTCTGTCAGTCTGTTCTCAACGAACGTGCAGCTGCACTTGTAGTCCATGCCAAGGCTCGCAATCTTGTTGCGCATCTTAAGCAGCATTTTAATCTTTTCTTTTTCCGTCATATTCTGTCATTCGTTTTGCTCGTTTACTCCATAAGCCTGCGGCAGCCTACGAATAGTTTCTGACCCATAGCTATCCTTTGTCAGAGATACGAACTCGCGGACTGTGGTGCTGTCATCAAGGTTTATGCCCTTATCCTTGCAAAAGCCCTCTCTACCCATGCGGCATGAGCCAGTGAGAACGTGGTGATAATCGAAAAGGTCGCGGTTGGGATAAGGCGTGTCGTAGTCGGGAAATTCCTTCACAAACGCCTCTATTCGCTCTTCTTCTGTGCTATCGTCATAGAGCTTTTCTCGCAGAGATGTGAAAGCATCGTGCAAGGTGTCGCCATGAGCGAAATAATTTTGTTCCTTGACAATGTAGCAAGGCTGCAAAGTAAGGTCGTTTTTTAAGATAAAACCTTGCGCAATGTTGCCGCGAACTGATTTTATAATGGTTTGTATACCATCTATGAGATGGACATTGTCTCCATTCAGTTCCTTTATGCCTCCATCGCCAATGCCAAAGCCATCGCCAGCGCCAGAGCCAGCGCCAGAGCCATTGCCATCGCCATATCCAGCGTCATAGTCATAGCCATAGCATTTACCAGCGTCATAGCAAGAGCCAAAGCCAGAGCCATTGTCATAGCCCTCGCCAGAGCCATAGCCAAAGCCCTCTCCTGAGGTCGTGCTCAAAAATGCGTTAATGCGCGTTTCTAATGTTTCCATGCTGGTACTCCTTCTATTGATTCTATCGCTTTGTCTGTGCAAGGAATTATCTCTATTGCGTCAATAATGGTAATACTCTCTACCGCGACAGTAAACTTGCATTCACTTGGTTTGGACGTACCATCTACGGCAAGCTGAGAGAGAGAAGCCGCTCCTCTCCAGTACCAGATGCGACGAGCATTGTGCAGTGTAACCTCTTGACCGTCGTGTGCGACAAATGTTCCAAACTCTACTCCGCTGCGGTCGCCGCGGATAATGACTTTCTTTCCAATGTTTGTTTCCATTTCTTTATTTGTTTTTGTTGTTGTCGCCACTTTTTCTGGCAACTGTGATTGTTGTTTGTTTATCAATTCTCAGAAAAGTGCATCAGTGTGTTGCATTGCAACTAATGCAACACTTCTTGCTTCGTACATTGTGTTATGACCTCGACTATTGCATTTTTTGCAACGGTCAGGTATTTGCAGGCTTATTCATCGCATAATACCTCTCTTAATGTTGTTCAATTCTGTTGCACTCAACGCCCAAGGCGCATAAAGCATAATCTCGTCAATGTGCGCTCTCACGCAATGAGGAAATATCAATCTCCCGTAGGAATTACGTCTTGTGTAGTGCAGTACTCTTTCTTCTATCGTCATGTTGTTTGTCAATTTATTTCTTACTATCGCGATATTCAAAGTAATCTTGTAGCCAGCCCTTCATCTGTTCCGTGTTGCTCAATGCGTTAAGCAGATTGACGCCAGCTGTGTTGACGTTTGTGTCGGCATTAAGGTCAATCTCCTCGTCCTTGCCAGTCACAATGCCAGCCAACCGTGTGCGGAGCTTGTCGGCCATGCGGTAAATATCCTCCTCCACCATCACGCCAAGCAGCTTCGTGGCAGGGCAGTCCATTGCAGTCTGTGCAATGTCCATCAGCAATCGGCCGTTGGCATACTCATACAAAGGCAGCGCACATTCAAGAGCCGCCATCACGGGAGCGTCCTTAACGCCATTCCGAGTAAGCACCTGCATCACAGAGTAGTAAAACGGTTGCCACAGATGTTCAAAGTGTTCGATCGTCCATTCAGCAAGTCCGTCATACATGTCAATCAAGCTGTCGGTAGCTATGCAGCGCGCAATATCACTATCCCACCTTGCTATCTTAATCTGAAGTTCCTTGACGCGCTTCTTGATGTCGTGTCGGTAGTACTTGCTCTGACTGATAGCGCACAGCGCACTGCGCAGCTTCTCGTTAGCAAGCTCCTTGCGCATCATGTTGAGATAAAACACATCACCGAAGATGCGGCTCTCCTTGCTCGATGGCTCTTCTCGGCATCTCCTGTCGCGCTCCTCCAACTCGTTAATGCTATTCTTGTAGGTTGTGTAGAGAGGTGAGCCAATGCGTCTTTTCAGACTTTTGCCGAAAAAGGGATTTGAGAATTGTGATGTGATGGGGTTTATTGGTTGTTTTGTCATTTTCTAAAATTTGCGTTTAAGGCTTTATTTTGTCTTTGTGTGATAACTTATACGATTTACGCATGAAATGCCGTCAGAACGAAAATAAATAACCATTCCGAGGTTGTTTTGATGTACGAAACGATGCCATCTTCTATGTTTTGTGCCGAATTTTGAAAAAACCGCGTTTCGATGTCTCGTTGAATAGCTCCCAATCTGCGTCATGCACCGTGCATTCTGTTTCTCCATTGACAGAAGTATGCTCAATGAGTTGGAAACGTTTTTGGATTTTGCGTTTTGCAATGCGGTTGCAAGTCCAATAGACCAAGACTTTCCTCATTTGATTTTCCCGTCCTTTCCGCGTTCGTAGCCCATGTTGAACAGCCACCGCAGTTCTTGCCATTCTGCCCATGTGCAGCAATCTGGGTCGTTTGCTGGTTTCGCGTTTCGTTTTTCCCGTTCTGCCGCCTCATGCACTCTGTTCAGGGCATCGAACCGCCATAGTTTGAATTTTTGCAAGGCTTCTGTTATCACGAGTGGGTCGACGCTGCCGTAGAACTTGCCATACCGCCCAGCCTTGAAGTGGGCGAAGAACAACATGAACTCTGAAAGTTTGAGGTAGTAGAACTCGCCTGCTATGACCCTTGCGGTTTCCTCGATTTGCAGCGTGTCGGGTTTCTCTTTTGCCCCTGCATACTCCGAGAGGTCTTTCAGCTGGCACTCCAGCCACAACTCTGCGAACCGTCCGCCCCAGATGCAGCGGACATCAACCAGAGTGGGGCAGTTGCCGACGAGGCATTTCTGCGGATAGCGTGCAAAATTCACTTGCTTGTCTGGCGAAAATGATGCTATCACGTTCTCAGCAGTCGCGTAGCGCAAAAGGTATGTCGCTTGCGTCTTCGTCAGTGCGCGACATTTTTTCTCTGACATGGGCAAGGAACTCTGCATCTCGCTCTGCGCGAGTGCTGCCCGACTGACCAAATCTTGTGTTATCTCTGTTTGCATAGCTTAAATCATGTTTCTGCCATGTGGCAAGACGTTTTGAGATTTCAAATGCTTGTTGCTTCTCGAACCGCATTTTTCGTCCTCCATACGTTTTTTCCGTCCAATAGTCGTAGAAAGCCCGAACCATGTCCTTGCCATACTTTGCGACGTAAGGCACTAAAGACTGATAAAATTTTTCTTTCCGAAGTTCCATATCGTCAGTTGTGGTTGTAGCGACGACAGGAGCGTCCGTAGCTTTCTCATCTATACGAACGTTAGTGAGTATAGATTCTTTGTTATTCTTATTTTCTTTATTTCTTATATTCTTTAGATGTGGTTGTTTGTTGGTTGCTCGTTGGTTGTTTGCTGGTTGTTTCGTTGGTTGTTTTGCTGGTTGCTCTATATCTTCCGTAAGTTGGTAACTCTCGTATTTACAGATAGTTATGAGTGTAAATCTGTTGGTTGTTTGGCTGGTTATTTCGTTGGTTGATTTTAGTCTTTCCATTGAGGTGCGGTATTGTTGCGCTGTTAGACCAGTTTCTTTGCACGCCGTAGCTCTTGATATGACTAACTGCCCCTTTTTTATAACCATTCCTTTCCACCGTTTATCTTCTCTGCTTGCCTTTAACAACAGGTAGATAAACAGGTGAAATGTGGCAGAACAAGTGAACCATTCCCAATCAACAATTTTTCGGTGTAGCTTTATCCATCCATTGCACATTGTCTTTCGGTTTTGATGCGTGTGACCACTTTGCGCACACCGCTGACCGAATAGCCAAGCTTAAACGCAATGTGGCTGTATATCTGATTGTTCGACAAATCTGTGCTGTCTTGCAGCTTGCAGTACAATCTGAAGATTTTGGAATGTTCCCTTTGTCGTTTCTTTTCTGTCGGTGTCTGGTATAGTTTCATTTTTCTTCTAACATTTTGTCAACAAGTGCCGAGTAGTACTTGATTAGTTGCTGCAACTCGAACTCTGACCACTTCTTAACTTGGTTGGAGTGTGACCGCAACAAGTCGAATCTGCTTTGGCCTATCTTGCGTATCAAGTTCTCTCTGTAACCGTCCAGATGGTCTGATTTGAATCTGTTGCAAAAATTGCATTCGCTATGACAATTATCCTCGTCGTACCTTGTGGACATTTTGGAGCGTGAGTAGTAGTGGCCGCAGTCTGCCTTGGCGAAAGGCTTTATTTGTCCGCATGATATGCACTTGAAAGCCTTGTAGCCAAATGGCTTGCTATCCCTCAACCTTATGTAGAGGCTGAAAATCTTGTCAAGTTTGTTGATGAGTGTGCGTGTTCCGCTCTTGCGTGGTTTCTTTTTCACGCTTTCTTTCTTGATGTAGTATGGCATATCAACGCATTTTGTATTTTATGATGGTGTTGCGTATTTCGGCAAGTTCGTCTACCACTCCAGTCCGCAGGTCCTCCGTGTCAATCATTGGGACACCATCAACCGCTATGTACATACGTCCTTGGAACTCCTTTACCTGAATGCGTTCAGAGAGTTGGCCGCACAGCATTTCGGACTGCTTGGCCTTGCTTTGCGCTCTCCGCTCTCGGAACAGAATAAATATTTTGTCAATAAAATTCATACTAAAAATCGCTTAATACTTTGATTGCTTGTTTTACGTTCCAGTTGTTGTCAACAAGTGCCGAGATGAAGCGTTTACCTCGTTCGTTCCATACGGTGTACTGGCTTGTGCCTATTGAGCCATCGGCATGAGTGTAGGTTTGTGTGCGTACTGCGTGCAGTCCGAAGTCGGTGTATGGCGAGCGCAGCAACCACTGTCCGCTTTGCTTGTACTGAATGCCAGCATCTCGCAGCAGCTTGTTAAGCCTGTGGCATGGCATTCCGAGTCCGTTGGCAATTTGAGTGGTTGTCATGGTGCAGTTAGACTGCAACACCTTGTCGTAATACTCCACCTTTGGTGCGGCTTTCTTTATCTCTGCGTCCTGAATGCCTAATTGTATGCGTTGGTTTTCGTTGGTGTTGGCGAGTTGTTGACGTTCGCGCTCCACTCTTTCAAGTGTTTGCTTCGCAACAGCCAAGGCTCGTGCCATAAGCTCTTCTGGCGTCTCGTTCACATTACCTCTGATATATCCTCCGTTTTTGCGGATTTCTGGTAGGACTTCGCTTGTAACCCAGCGTTTGAACTGTTTTGCACTCTCCAACTTACTGCCGAAGATGAGGGAATAAAGTCCGCTCTCGTTGACGAAAGTCATCAGCGTTTGTCGTTTTGCTTCACTTCCATCAGCCTTTGTGCCTGTTGTTACCCATGCGTCGCGTTTCGCTACGTCGGGGTCATCAACGTGTTTACTAATAGCATCTCTACCGTTTACATATCCGAGGGCCTTGCACACATCAGCTGCACAGAACAGAGGCTCGTTGTTGTCGTCAGTTGCGGTGCGTATCTCGCCAAATTGTGGGCTGTTGAAAATTTGTATCTCGTTCATAGGAAATTCTTGTTTCTGCTTATTTCTATTTCTGCAAGTTCAAGCAGTCGGTGCTCGTCTGCCGATGGGAGGTAAATGCCTGCGTTAATGCTTGACCAATTACGGAAACGTTCTATTGCTATCTGCATTTCCCCCTTGTCAAGGTCGCGTGTGGAGCGCAGGTAGGAAACACGGCCAGCCAACTTGTCATCTCGTTCTCTCACGAATATTGAACGGTTGGCAGCGAGCTTGAAGTATTGCTCTTTTACGTAGTCTATTGTCTCACCATATTCGGAAGCGAAAAATCCTAACAGCAAGTGCAGGTACTTGTTTTGCTTGATGCTGCGCTGAGGTTTTACCTCCGACAATTCTATGATGCCATGCCCCTTGCCGAGCAATGCTTCAAGTCGCTCCCTCGCCTGTTCCCTATGCAATGGGTTGCTTACATCGTACTTCATCAGAATGGGAGTCCGTCACTTTGCTGGCTCGTAGGGAACGGATTGCTTGGCGTTTGTGCCTGGACTGCCGTTTGCTGCGGTGATTGCGTTGTGTTTGAACTGCTTACAAGTTCAAGCTCAAACACAGACAAATCAAGAGATGCGCGCGGCTGGCCCTGGTTGTCGGTGTAGGCATGGCACGACACGCGGCCGCAGACGGCCACCTTTTTGCCCTTCTGCAAGTATGGGAGGAGATTTGCATTATCACCATTTTTAATGCACTCCACGAACAGTACGGTTTCCTTGTCCTTATACTTTCTGTTTACTGCGATGGTAAAAGTGATAAAGTTGTTGCCGTTAGCATTCTTCTGCGCGGCGTTGGCAACGAGGTTGCCGATAAAAAAGCATTGGTTCATAATTGTAGGTTTATTAAGAAAGCACCCCACCCGAAAGAAATTGTCGCCAAACTAAAATCTTATGGGAATGGGCGAGGTGATGTTTTTATACGTTCATAGTTCTCTTTTTCTTAGCAGTCGCTCAACGTCAGACTTCAACACCAACACATTGCGCCCTACCTGCGAACACTTCACTTTGAATTTCTTTCGGTAGTTTATCCATGTGTTTGGTGTGATGCCAAGCATATCACAAGCCTCTTTCGTGCCTATCCACTTGTCTTCTGGTTTCAGACGTTCTTCCAGTTTTTCAAGTATTGACACCATGCGTTGCCAATCCTCCAGTGGAATGCTTACAAATGTCTGTGTCATATAGCCTTGACTGTTATGCCACCTTTTGTTATGGCGGTTTTAAGATATTCCGCATATAGCTCTGGGTGGTCAGTGTTAAACTTCTTGGTGTCGAATGTTTTGCGCTCGCCGTCAGCCCTTCGTGTTATCATCAGGTGCGAGCCGCGTATATTCTTCATTCCTTTCTTCGTGAGCAGTGCAAGAGCCTCTTGCTTTGCTTGCTCGTACTTTGCTGTGGCTTCTTCTGCTTCGTTCTTTAACTGAAGCAAGTAATCCTCTGTAAAAGACAGCTCACCGAAGCCACAATCGTTTTTTGGTGCTTCGTCGCCATATAACAATTTGAGCACATCTTCCACAGGGCGCAGCGGAACTTCCACGATCTTATGTTTGTCACGTCTTAGCCAGATGGCATAAGCACCGCTTACAGGAATGCCAGGGTTTAGCATACTGAAGAAATAGGCATACACAGACAGCTGCCACGACACATAATCCGTGTCAAGTTTGTAAGTTGTCTTGATGTCTGCCAATATCACACCTCCAGTGCCATCGGCATAAACCTTGTCAATGGCACTGGCATACTGTTCGTTGTCGCTCACCACATATTCGCTTGCCATGTGTCGGCCAATGAAGTCATGGGAGGGGATTTCTTCAATGTAGCCTTTTAGCTCATCGCAATCTTCGGTTGGAATGTCGCACGTGTCAAATAGCTCTATTGCAGTGTGTATGCGGTGGCCGCGTTCTGCGGCTTTGTTCAACACGTCCTCTGGAACGTCCTTGTAATAGTCGGGGAACAACTTGTCCTTGATTACGCCAGTAATGCCGCTTAATTGTTTCCCGTCCAGTGTGTAGGTGTGGCTAACGGGGTCGTAGTCAACTCTTGAATATTTCAGTATCATAGCTTGGGGTAGTTTTTACTTGCATTTGCAACTGCTTGTGAGAAGCGTGCGTCAGACTGCAAGTCAGAATAATTATTCCAAATGTCCGTGAGTGACTTTCTACTCTTTGCATTGTCAACCTCTTGGATTGCCAGCTGCACGCGCTCCTCATGTTGGTTGTTGTTGGCTTGTGCGGTGCCGTCATTTGTTGCGTCTGCGTCCTTTGCGTCGTCTATGCAGAACAGCCCGTTTAGGGCGTACTTTCGTGCGTATGAGCTTGCCGCGCCTGTGATTTGCGCGCCATCGCTGCCCTTGTGAACTTCGTCCTCGCGCGCATAGGCACTCTTTACCAGGTTATGTGTGCCGTCTGTCAGCACTGCGGTTGCCTTTATATAATATCGCGCGCCAATCAGGCAGACTTCATCTTCGAGCGTCAGCACAAGGCCCACACTCGCAAGGAGAGGTTTTACCGAATTCAGAATATCCTCGGCAGAACGGTATCGGTATTTGCCGAACTTATTGTACTGCCCCTTTGGGGCTTTCAAATCTCGTTGCACAGATACAACCTTTTCTATGAAGGTCATTTGTTTTGCCTCTTTCTTTTCCATGATTTATTTTTCTATTTTGTTTCTCTTTCTTTTCTTGTTCTCGGAAGCCATCGGTATGCGGTTGCTGAATATCAAGGCTTCAAGTTCAGAACGTCTGAAATAGCATCGGCTGCCGAATGGTCTGTAATACGGTACTTTGTTTTCACTCGTCAGCCTATACATCCATGATTTTGAAACGCCTAAAAATTCTGCCGCCTCGTCATGGTTCATTATTTCCTTTTCTTCGCCTTGCCTCAGTTGCTCTGCAACCATTGTGGCAAGTTCTGTAAGTTCTTTCTTGGTCATACTATTTATTTTTTTAGTGATTTGATTGGTGCAGGTGGCTGGAGTCGAACCAGCGAATGTCCTAACGTTTAGCAAAAAAAAGAACGCGCTACCAAGGGCTATCCAGCGTCATAATGGTAGCGAGTTCAATGTACTATCTTCTGCCGTCTATCCGATTAACGGCCTATCACCTGCTTGTGAGGCCGCATAGTAGCGGCCTGTCACACTAAAAACAAAGGGCGTGCAATCTCGCGACTGGGGTAATTGCCCAAAACCTTAAAGAACTCAGTATATATTACCTGTCATTGTCATCAAATGTTTCTATTATGTATTGGAGGGAGTCTACTACATTGCATGATGTGTTGCGCGCAGTTATCAACTCGTCTATTTCTTCGTAGTCTGCCCTTTCTCTTCGCAGCTGGCCTACGAGAGCGTCTATCTCATTGTAGACTTCGTAAGCCTTGCGCATTATCGTTTTTGCTTTGTCTGTTTGTTTTTTGTCCATGTCAGCAATCTTCAAGAGATATTTTAATAAGTTTCTGTATTTTTTGGGGAAACATATTTGCCTTGTATACGCACACCGCAATGATTGCAGTCGCAATAAATAGCGAGATGCCGCACAGGGGTATCATGTCGTACACCGTAAAACAGGTGTGCCCAGTAGACACGCACATCATTGTGCAAGCAAGGAAATCAAGCAAGACAATGAGTGCAAAACATAACCATTTCATATTTTTGTTGTTTTAGCCGGACTACCTCTCACATAGCCCGGTAATGTTGTTTATATTGCCAAATTCGCTTTTTTGAAGCATCGCCAAGCCTGCTTCTCGGTGTCGAAGTATACTTGGCAGGTGTCATTATTCTTGCGCTCGCCACCAACAGGAGGAATAACCTCGCTGCTCAGTGTGCCGTATGCCTCGCGTTTACTGCCATCAACCTTAGTAAAGTAGAACTTTACGATACCCTTGTGCATCGCGTTGACCAACTTAATGTTGGCCCAAGCCTCTTTAAGGGCTTCGCTTAATGTGAAACCATTTCTCTTGACGAACTGCCAAGCAAGCTTCATTATCTTTCTCAATGTTTCTTTCATGTTTTTAGTGTGTTGTGAGGGGCTTTCGCCCCTCTGGTTTATCTTTGGTTTAGTTCTCTCTCAATCGCGTCTATATTCACGTCTACTTTGTTGTCATCTTCATCATAGACAGTAATGTCGTCAATCTCGAATTTGTAATAGGTTTCTTCAAATGCGCCTGTGCCGTTGAAGTAGTCGCAATCATAATAACCCTCGCATTGAACGCTGAAAGTGCAGCTAATATAAAGTTGCCCGTATTCTGCTTCTACCATGCCGCTTAAATCGCTTTGGTAGTCCTCATTTTTTTCAATGCACTCTGTGATGTACTTTTCTAAATCTGTCATGTTCTTAAAGGTTTTAGTTAATATTAGTGACACACGGGGCATCGAACCCCAGCACTATTGCAAAGCCCTGACCTTGCGGCCATTACCTAATGTGCCATCGTTTTATAGAGTTCTCTTCTCTTTGTTTGTTCAATAAGTCAAATACCACTTGCAACATAACAAGTTTGTTCGTACCTTTGCGGCAACTTTTATCGTTACTTGTTTCGTTACGAGTGCAAAGATATAACTAAAAAGTAATACAACAAAGAAAAATAACGGAAAAGTAATATTTTATTTTGATTTTTCATGGAAACAATAAAAAAATCGATTGAATACGGGTATCAAGAGTGTATGGGAAAGGATAATTTCCTTTATCTGTCCCATCTTATTACCAACAATGAATTGGACGAGGCAATACGGTTAGGTGAGATATTATCAGAAAAGAACCCCAGCAACGAAATGATATATATCAATTTAATGGAAGCCTACAGGAAAAGCAAAAAAGAAAAATATAACAGCGAGGTTATAAAATATACACGTCTTGCGTTACTTAATGGACATAATACAGGATATGCAGCAACAAGATTATGTATTTCGCTTAATAGAGAAAAAAGATATCATGCAATAATAAATGTGTGTGATGCTGTATTGAATATAAGGTATCATTTCAGCACAAAGACAGATAAGGCTGAATTTTACAAGCGCAAGCAACGCGCTATAAGCTGTCTTAATAATGCCGTTGACAACGAAAATGACATCATAATTAACACCGATGAATTTATCAGAATGTGCAACCTAATTGATGCAAGAATGAAAGAGCATCATGAGAGATTATTAGAACCAGTAAATAAAAGAACATATATAGACGAGCACGAAAGGCAGAAAGACTTGCGACATTGGCAGGATATAATTAAACGGGACAAAGAGTTTATTATATATATGGAATCAAAATCTATCAACGAAACATTCAAATACTGAGCATTATGAAATACAACCATCTTGAAAAGTTAAAGGATTATTTTTATTCAATAGGAATTAAGCAAGACGTCTTATCTAAGGAATTAGGCGTCAGCCAGCCATATATAAGCCAACTAATAAATGGCAAAAAGGAAGTTGGTAAAAAAGTAGCGAATAAATTATCTGAGAAATTTGGCCTTTCTCAATACTGGCTCCTAACTGGAGAAGGCGAGATGCTTCGCGACCAATCTACAACCAACATAGAGAGAAACAACACCTATGGAGATAACGCCAGCGAAAACAACAATATGACTATTACGAACGCGCGCACGCGCACGCGAGAGGAAAATGAAGGCGATAAGCACAAAGAAATCATATATAAGCCAGTCGTTACGAAGCAGCTCGCCACACAGCCTGATACAGACGTGTATTCTGCGATTAAGGAGGACAAGACGCTGAAATTGCAATACATTCCAACAATACCGCCTTACACATCTATTGACTTCTACTACACAATTCGACAAGACGCAATGCTGCCTGAATATAAACTTGGAGAAGTCCTCGCACTTGAACACATGAAAAGCAATTCAGACATCGTGCAAGGTGCTGCAATGGTAGTTGATACAAGTGATTTTGGTTTCTTGTTCAGGCGAATATACGACCGAGGAGATTACTACGAGTGCAGGAGGATTAACGAGGACAGCGTATTCGAGAATCAAAATGTGCCGAAATCTAAAGTCATAAGGCTGTACAGAGTGGTCTATTCGATGAAATTTGGTGATTAAGAACTGCAATAGATTTTTTACTTGTAGCCCTACTAAAATCGGTAGGGCTACAAGAACACGAGCATAAATAATAATTGTCATGAAATACGTATACACCTTTGCAGTTGATGCGAGAGGTACATTGTAAATTACATAAACAAAAAAACGATTATGACTAAAACAAGAAAAATAGTAGTACAAGGGAATGAAATCTCTGTGATGTTACAGGAACGTGATAATGACTACATTTGTATTACAGATATGATAAGGTCAAAAGAAGGAGATTTCTTTGTTACTGATTGGCTTCGCAATAGAAACACACTTGAATATATAGGAGCATGGGAGCAACTACACAACCCCAATTTTAATTATGGCGAATTCGCCATAATTAAATCAAAGGCTGGATTAAACAATTTCAAAATAAGTGTAAAAGAATTGTGCAATAGGACTAACGCTATTGGCATTTTTGCTAAAGCTGGAAGATACGGAGGTACATACGCACATAAGGACATTGCGTTTAATTTTGGAATGTGGATAAGTCCTATTTTCCAATTATATATTGTACAAGAATACCAGAGACTTCGAGAGAAAGAAAGCAATCCGTTGCTTGAAAAATGGAACGTTAAACGATTGCTTGCAAAAACGAACTATTCTATTCATACAAATGCAATCAAGTCGCTTATACCGAAGTACAACATCTCAAAATACAAAGAACGTTTGATATATGCGTCCGAGGCCGATATGCTCAATATTATATTGTTTGGGTGTACAGCAGAAGATTGGCGCACCGCAAATCCAGAATTGGCAAAGAAAGGGCTTAATCTACGTGATACAGCCACAATAAATCAGCTGGTTGTGTTATCAAATATTGAAAGTATGAACTCCGAATTATTAAAGCAGGAACTGCAACGAGAAACGAGAATGCAAATCTTACACAAGATGGCAAAAGAGCAGCTTAAAGTATTGAAGGATACTAACACGGAGGAAGATTTCAGAATGCTTGAACAGAATGCAATATTGAAAAATGACAAAGAGGAGAACAAATGAAATACGTATACACCTTTGCAGTTGATGCGCGCGGCTCTCTCCGCGTGTTCATCACTTACAACAAGCGTAAATTCTCTTATTCGCTCGGTTTCCATGTTGACAAGAGCAAATGGGACATGACTATGCAGCGGTGCAAGCGCAACACAACTCATGGTAAGAGCTTTACTCCTGCAATTAAGATAAATGCAGAGATACAGAGGTATGAGGAGACAATACAATCCGTTGCCAACTCATTCAAGGAGCCGCCTGCAATAGAGGACTTCAAGGCTGCGCTTGACAAGGAGTTTAAGCGTGAAAATAAAACTGCACAAAAGGAGGGCTTCTTTGACCTCTACGAAGAATATATTAACGAGCAGAGCAAATTATGTCATTGGGGCAAGAGTGTAGTCTATAAGCACAGGAAGCTACTGCAAGAATGGAAAATGTTCGATGCAGAGATGAGTATAGACAAAATAAAGCCAGAAACTCTTGACAAGTTTGCAGCTTTCCAGTCGGACCTCGGCCACCAGAATGAAACGACAAAAAAGAAACTGTCAATGTCCAAGTGGTTTTTTCGCTGGCTTGTGGCCAAGGGCTTATTAACTGACATCTCCTTTACTGCACAGAGAACACACCTAAAGCGTGCCAACCGCAATGTGGTATTTCTTACATGGGAGGAACTGATGAAAGTGTATAACCACAAGTTCGACCAGCCCTACCTGTCACGCACACGCGATATATTCTGTTTCTGCTGCTTCACGTCATTGCGCTATTCCGATGCCGCTGCGCTCAGAAAAACAGACATCTACGATGACGCGATACACATAACCACGCAAAAGACTAATGACAAGATTACAATAGAGCTTAACAACTACTCTCGCACAATCTTACAGCGTTATGCGGACAACGATACAGACAAGGCTCTACCAGTCATCTCAAATCAGAAAATGAACGTATATATCAAGGAGGCGTGCCGCCAATGCGGTATCAACGAGAAGCTAACGGATATATATTATATAGGTGGAAAAAAAATAGAGGAAACGAAAGAAAAATGGCAAATGGTCGGAACGCACAGCGGAAGGCGTACATTTATCTGCAATGCGCTGATGCTTGGAATAGCTCCAAATGTTGTCATGAAGTGGACTGGACACTCAGATTATAAAAGTATGAAACCTTACATCGACATTGCGGATAAAGTCAAAAAAACGGCTATGGACTTGTTCAACAAGTAG